TGCATGGTTTGTCGGCTCCACTGCCGCATCGCCCTCGACAATGTACCTAGCCGGCCTTACGCCGTCGAATCAGGCGATCTTCACCAAAGTCCCTGCTTCGACGGGCCAACCCCTCTCGGCAGTTTATGTCGGTGGAAGTCCGGCGGACAACAGCGTCGATACTCTAGTTCCCGACGGTCTATTGCCTCAGATCTTCGGTGCCATTATGGGTCCAGATCCGGGCCGCGCGATGGCGACGAATCCAGTGGTCCCGGCGGGAATCAGCCTCTCCGCAGGAGGGTCTATTCTCTATAATCTTGGAACTGGCAACACGGGGTTGACTATTACTGGCTCGACAATTCCCCAATTTGATGCCGTCCTTCAAGCCGCATATGACCAATACAAGCTCGGCTTTGATCGAATCCTGATGTCATCCGCCGACATGCTCGATACCTTCGGTGCGATGCTCAACCAGGGGTCGAACGCCAATATCTTCCGAATCTTGTTTGATGCTGAGCAGGAAACGGGCCGCATAATTGCGGGGCGGAAAGTTACATCGTATATGAATAAATTCTTCAACAATACCCTTGATGTTGAAGTCCATCCGTTTGTTCCGCCGGGGACGATCATTTTCTGGAGTGATCGGAGTCCATACGAACTCTCTGGAGTTTCTAACTTGTTGGAGGCAAGAGTCAGGCAGGACTATTACCAAATCCAGTGGCCATGGCGTTCACGTCGTTACGAGTATGGCGTCTATGTAGATGAAGTTTTTTCCTGTTATTTCACGCCCGCGTTCGCTGTTATCACTAACAAGAACCCCTCGACGGGGACCTTTATATTCTGATGATAGCTAGCTCGACGAAAAGACGACACCGGACAATGCTACCAACACTGTCCGGTGTCTATCCATCAACCGCAGTAGGAGTGCGATCAATGGCCGTGAACAATATACCACTTAGCAACAGCGTTGGCTACAAGAAATGCGGAACGTGTGGCGAAACAAAGTCAGTGACCGAGTTCTTTAAGCGCGGCGACGGTCTGAATAATTACAGATCGGACTGTAAAGATTGTCACATTCAAAAGAACAATCCACACTCACTGGCTTGCCACAAACGCAAGAACATTGAAGATCCGACTCGATATAGTAATAACCGGCGCCGGGCCTATGTTAGAGCTAGAAGTGAATTTCTAGACTGTATGCGAATGGCTTTCCATGTGCGTCGGCGACAGTGTGAGGCTAAAGGTATTGTCTTCGAGATTACACCGGAGTATGTAAAAGATGTATATGAGATGCAAGACGGGTTATGTGCTTTGACTGGCCGTAAACTATTATGGGGTCAAGGAGGCTGGCATCGCGATACGCTGTCAGTTGATAGGATAGAAGCTAGTTTAGGATACGTTGAAGGCAACATTCGTCTCGTAACATATCAAGCAAATAGAGCCCGCGGAGAGTTTACCGACGGACAGTTCTTGCAGTTTTGCCAGGATGTAATCGCTACACTATCTGGAAAAGTTGAGCCTGATAGTAGCGTACCAGAAGTAGTAAACATTAAACCTGCGCCTCCAATTGTGCGAAGGTTAAGCTCCCCACGTATCAAACACTCTTCTGTCTTGGAGATATAAAAATGTGGTTCCAATTTCCCGAAGGCGTTAGTGCCATCTCGGTTCAGCTTCAGGACTTCTCTGCTCAAGCCGCTGACGAAAATGGTCGGGAGTACTTTCATGCTCCCGACCATTTCGCACCATTGATTCTCGACCTCCCCGGCTTCATCGCGAAAAAGCCACCCGACGCAGATAAGATCCAGATACCGATGGAGAGTCGATCTAGCGACGACGCGCTCGTTAGAGTTGCTAGTCAGGTTGAAGCGTTTAAGCTAGAAAATGGCAACTTACGTTCAACAATCGCAGAGCTTTCAGCGCAACGGGACGATCTCAAGGTTGAGAACAACAACCTTAAAGGTGAAGTCTCTCAATTGAAGGAAGAGATCGAAGAACTGAAGAAGCCAACAACGAAAGTGAAAGGATAAGTCTATGTGGTTCAAACTTCCCGAGGGCCATACTAGCGTCAGTATTGGCGGAATTGAATACGGTGTCGATGAGGAGGGTGTATTTGAGGTTCCTGATGAACTCGGAGATCAAGTATTGAAGGAGATTCCTGGGGTTGTTCGAGTCGCTGGAACTGGGCCGGCTCCGATGGAGATTGACCCAAATCTACCGGGCGGTCAGGTTCAGGAACCGGGAGCGGCGGAGCCGGCTGTTGATCCGAACGCTCCGACTCAACAACCGAAAGATCCAGTATGAGTCTCGCCGGCGGAGATTTGACGACTCTAGGCGCGGCGAAGCTGTATATAAACTCGCCGCCCGCTGACCCAGTTTTGGCTGGTTTAATAACTCGAATCTCGGCCATGATTCGGAACTCGCTTAACCGGCGACTTCTAGTTCCACGAACTTACGTTCATCAATTTGATGGAACTGGAACACGACAACTAGTTCTACCGGAGTGGCCTGTTGTTTCGCTAGCGTCATTAGTAGTCGATGGGGTTGTCATCCAACAGGCGCTTCCAGCAAGTAATTCGACTACTGCGATTATTCCGTATGGTTGGCGCTATCAACCGTGGGACGGTCAACCTCCGGGCGAACCCGCGGCGATCGAACTTAGTGGTGCCACCTTTATTTGGGGAAAACAAAATGTCATTGCGACATACACGGCGGGGTATCAGGTCACTGGCGAAGCCGCGACGCTCGATGCATCAGGCTCATACACTCCACAAACACCATTTGGGACGTGGGCAACGGATCAGGGGGTTACATACGCCGCGACGAAAGCCCCGTTAGTAGCGGTCTCGACGGCGCCATCTTTAGGTCAGTATATTCCGCCAGCGCCGGATGCGCCTAGTCCGACGACCAAATACACATTCAATACTGGTGAGTCCAGTAATGCGGTCTTATTCAACTATGGTTATGTCCCTGCTGACATTGAACAGGTTGCTCTCGAACTAATCGCGGAGCGAGCGAGCTATCGAAGTCGTGTTGGAGAGCATAGTCACAATGTAGGCGGACAGATGACGGTTACATTTGACCTAAGCGGGATTCCGAAATACGCTGTTGACATTCTGCTTCCGTATCTGAACGTCCTACCACCCCCGATGGGAGCAAGCGTCTGATGTGCATAGACCTTCACTTCGTTATGGTAATTATTGTATGGCTAATCGTCGTTGGAGCATTGATTGCTATAGTGCAGCTTATCTTACCATTGATTCCATTAGGAAGTTACGGTAATCTTGTGGTAGCCATTATGAAGATTCTGATCGGGGCTGCTATCTTGATTGGAATAGTTGTCATAGTATTCGATGTGTTGTCGTGTCTTCTTGGTAGTGGATTGTCATTGCGGAGATAGCCTGTGCCAGACGATCAGAAGCCCTCAGCCAACCTCGGGGTGCTCATCCTGCGCCCTGTTGAGCACGCCTTGGCCGCCGCAGAGCGCGAAGCGTTGGCGATCGGGGTTCCAACCCATGACGTTATTCAGATGCTAATGAACCATTTGGCGTCGATCGTTGCGTGTGTTGAACCACCCGGGGTTCGGGCAGAATTGACTAAAGACATCATGACGAACTTGGGTGGGCTAATTCGTCAGCATGTTGAGCGACGCTATATTATTACTCCAAAGACAGCAGTTGAGTCACACAATGCCGTATAGCTGTGGTTCCTGTAGTCTCTGTTGCTATCTTCTGGCAATTCCCGATCTGAAAAAGCCTGCTCGAATGTGGTGCTGGAACGCCGAAAGACCTCATGGTGGTTGTGCGGTACATAAGTCGGGAAAACCTGATGCCTGTGTAGATTTTGCCTGTCTCTGGCTCTCATCACAATTGAGAGAAGACCCTACTGAACAGATGTCGTGGGACTTGCGGCCGAACAACTGCCACGTTATGTTTGGTCCGTATGATCGCGATGACCCGAAGTTACTGTACGTCCATGTCGATCCGGCGCACCCTACAGCGTGGACCCAACCTGTTATCATGGAGTTGATCGAGTTTTGGCTAAATCGAGGCGCGGCGATCGAGGTTATTATTGGCGAAAAGCACGTTGAGTTTCCCCGAAGAGTGATTGAACCGTCTAATGAACATCCGCTTCCAGATCAAGTCAGCCCTGTTTAGTCTAATATCGACCGCGGTGTTCGATATTCCGGTAAACGGCTTTTCGACCTGGAACTTAACCGGGCGCCGCTTGAAGCTTTGGACTGCAGTGCCGAAAGAAAGCCAACCGGCGATGTTTTTAGTTCAGCATCGGGAGACGTATCAGGAATATGGAGCAGGACAGTTACGACGTCGGTATCTCGATCTCGGTGCTTGGTGTTATGCCCCAACCGGCGACCCTGCCGCGGGAGACAATACGATCATCGGCGATGACCTACTTGATGCGATGGAAATTGCTATTGAAAACGCTCTTGTCCCTGACGACACTGAGCGAAATGAATTAACTCTAAACGGTCTTTGCTATTGGGCTAGAATAGACCGAACAAACGGTCTTCATATCCGTGATCCTGGCGACATTGACGGCCAGGCATTCTTGTGTCTTCCAATTAGAGTTCTTCTTCCATAAGGAGTATAGAATATGGCCGTTAACGATGTCTATGAATTCGGCTCGGGTTTTCTAACAGGTGTTCGGACCGACTTAGGTGGAACCCAAACGCCGCGCCCGTTTGGGACGTTGCAGGATGTTACTATCGAGTTTTCTGGCGACATCAAGGAACTATATGGCCAGTTGCAGTATCCTGTCGACACCGCCCGTGGGAAGACTAAAATCTCTGGAAAGGCTAAGTTCGCCGGCATAAAGGCGGCGATGTATAACGACATTTTCTTTGGCCCCGTTTCGGCACAGACGACAGGACAGTTGAAGTTTGCCCGAAACGAAGCTGCAACACTTCCAAGTCCTGCACTCAGTTACACTGTCGCCAATGCTTCGTCAGTTCCTCTTGTCGATCTTGGAGTCTTTTACGCCAGTGGCTCATTGTCGGGTGGAGTTCCCGGTGCTCAGCTAACCGCTGTAGCGACTGCCGTTCCGTCGGTGAGTGCAACATATCACTTTAACCCTGCTACGGGTGTCTATAGCTTCTTCTCCGCCGATCAGGGAAATCTCTTTAATATTAACTACACATACAAAGCTGCTACGGGACAGCTGCTTACACTGTCGAATCAGCCGATGGGTAACACACCGACGTTTCAAGCGACATTCTACCAACAGTATGCTGGGTCTAATCCTGCCCCAATCAGTCAAGTTGTACTAGTTCTAAATCAATGCACTAGCCAGCGCCTAACGTACCCGACTCGAATTGACGATTACGTCATCCCTGAAATGGACTTCTCTGCATTTGCAGACGGGTCGGGGAATATCGGTACGTTGAGTGTTGCAGTTTAGGAGACTCGGTATGCAGCGTTGGTTGTTAGCGGCACTGGCTACCGTCTGTTGGTATGGACTTGCCTGTGCTGATCCTAATGTCCCGGTCGCCATGTACACGGGCTACGGGGCCGAAACGCTTGATCAGCTCGACGGCTGGACGAACCGACCGGCGCACGAGATTATGGACTATATCTTTGTTGCCGACCAACCAAACAATCAAGGTGGGTGGGCTAATTTCGACGGCTCGGCGTGGTATTGGGCCTGTTCTGTAGATCAGCCGCGTATTCGACGAATGGTCTATGCAATTGGGTTCTTTCCGGCTGGCGAGAATGCAACGATGGCCCAGGCGGCGGCCGGCGCTTACGACGCACATTATGCCAACGCTGCCTCTCAGCTTGTCGCTTGCGGCTACGGCGACTCGATTGTCCGTGTGGCTTGGGAATTTAACTGTTGTTATCCGTGGGGCGTACAGGCCAATGCTAGCGACTCTAATTATGTACAACACTACATTGCTGCGTTCCAGCGCGTCGTTAACCAGTTCCGCCAGTACAGCCCGAACTTTAAATTTGTGTGGAACCCCAACGGCGATTACTACCAGATGCCCAACTATAAAGACACCTTTCCCGGTTGGTGGTACGTAGACATAATCGGGGTGGATATCTACGATCATACTTGCAGCGGTTTTACTTGTGACCCAGTGGAATACTGGTCTAGCCGCGTGCAGATCATGTTGGACGATCTCACCACGTTCAACAACAACCTGACTCAGAACGGGTGGTGCTGTTTTCCAAAGCCGTTAGCTCTACCTGAGTGGGCAGCGGGGGATTCGACGGTAGGGGATAACCCATATTTTATTAATAAGATGGCAAATTGGGTCGATACTAATTGGATCGCTCCCGCTGCTACCAGTGGTTATTGGAGTGCGAGTGGGTTTGTCGGTTATTGGAACGGCGGCAATGGCTCAGGATATAATGGGGATCTCGTCAACTACCCGAAGCAGCGCGGCGCTTGGGCGGCGAGATTTGGTGGAACAAGTCAATAGAGGCTTATAATCATGGCAGACGGAAATGGAAAGACGGCGGATATGTCGATTCCGCCGATGGCACCGAGCGAGTATGTCGACTTTATTATTGGCGGAACTCAGATCCGAGTTCGAGCACTAACGTTGTTCGACCTCGAACGGACAAAGCCGTACATCCAAGCCCTAGTTCCAGGTGATTGGATTGGCTATGCGTCGAACATTGTTAGTATGATTGCGGAACTAACCGCTCCGTCGGATGGAGTGGGGGAACCAGAGGCAACTCGAATTAAACTATCTCGCGCTTGCTCTGCCAGTGAAGCTATGGGCTTAGCAGCGACTTTGAATGAACTCTTTGCGAAGTCGGGCCTAATAACGGGGGAAGCCGAGGCGACGAGAGAGAACAGTGGGATTGGAACATTGACTCCCTCGTCGCCGAGCTTGCCATCAGGGGAATCTGCGGTGGAAACCCCTTCGCCGTCAAGCGAACCATCACCCTGAAATGGTACGCGGAACTTCAGAAGGCGTGGTCCCGACATCCTCCAGCAGATTGGTTTATTGCAGCATACTTTCAATACAAGCCCCCTCGCATGGTCACCTTTGACCAGACCGCTAGTGTAAGTTCCTCAGTGTCGAGTCTTGATAGCCTACTAGGTCGTTTTGGCCTAACCCCCGGTCAACCCGGAACCGCAACTATTCAATGACGGATCTAATATCTCTAGCGTTCTCTGATAACTCATCTGAGGTTATTGCTAACCTAGATCAGTTACCTAGAAAACTTCAGCTAGCTCTAGTCGAGAAGATGAACCTCGTTATTGGTGAGGCCCATACGAAATTAGCCGGCGCCCTACCGTCGTTTAAGATCGACTATGGAGTTGAGGAACTCGGAAATACGGTTATCGGGTATCTTGAGCCGGCGGAGCCGAAGGCGATCGCAAGAGAGTTTGGGGGAAAGAGTTACTATTGGATCGTACCGACGAAGGCAAACCTACTTCGATTTATCGGAACGAAAGACGGAGCACTGGTTCATACTCCGTCGGTATTCCACCCACCGTCTAGAGAATTTCGTGACATCCGAAACGAAGCTGAACTTGCCGCAGAGAAGTTGCGCGATCTTATTGCAACGGGATTACTATAATGTCCGATGAATATAGAATTAGACTAACAGCTCGTAATGAGGCTATAGATGCAGTAGAGAGTCTGAAAAGAAATATCAGTGGTCTGCGTGAGACTCTTCTTGCACTTTTAAATACTAGCGGTGCTGGGGCGGCAGATGCTATACGGCGAATAAATACTGAGATAACAAGTGCAACAACGCAGATGAATGCGCTACGCGCGCAGTTTAATATTGCTCTACCAGAAGAGCTATCGGCAATTAATAAAATAACTCGCGCTTTTGAGACTCAAAACACGATACGACAAAACTCGACGAGTATTGTACGACAGCAAGCCACTGCTGAAGCCGAGTTACTAGCAGCGCGGTTAAAGTCTGCTCAATCGTTTGCAGCTGGACAAGCAGGTCTTGCCGATGTCGCCAAGGGATCTGCACGACTACGAATGGAGCAAGAGTTCGCTGCTGAGCGTGCTAAGCTCGAACAGAATCAGATGCGCGACGCGGCACTTTACTATGCTCAAGTCAAGGCGAATGAAGCCGTTCAGCGAGAGAGTGTTGCGTCGATTCAAGCAGCTGCAACGGCACATGCACAATTGAGTAAGGGAGTCAAAGACACTGGAGACAATTTTGCCTTTGCCCAACGGGAGGCAAAGCATTTCGTTGCCCTCTTTGACGAATTTAAGAGTGGCCGCTTCAGTCAGATGTTCTCGACATTCGGCTCGATGTTGAGAGATACTGGCGCGGGGGCCTCAACTCTAATTTCAGGTTTAGTCGGCCTAGCGGGCATCGCTATCGGGGCTGCTGTAGCTCGCGACTTAACTAAGTGGGGAGAAGAGTTAGGCAAACTTGCTGAGCGGCAAGAGAATGTTGCGGCAGCGGTTGGGATCTCGGTTCCTCAGTATATTGCATTTTCTGGTGCCCTTCGTTTAACGGGAGGCTCTGCCGAAACTGCTGCACGGACATTAGAAACCCTCCAGCGTCGAATGCAAGAAGCGGTTATGGCGCCGCAAGGGCCGGCGATGTCGGCCTTTCGTGACATGGGTCTAACTTGGGACGAAATGCTAAAGCGCCTTCGCGATCCACAGGGCGCGATGCAAACGCTTATGGATATTTCGGACTATATTGTCCGAATTGGAGGCGACGCGGAGAGAACTTCGCGAATTATGGAAGCCTTTGGTGGCCGACAACAGTTTATGGAAATTATGTCGGCAATTAAGGGTGGTTCCCAAAACTTCCGCGAATTGATGTCGGCATCGGAGTCACTTAACCCGTTCATGACTGCGAATCATGATGCACTGGTTTCTATAAATAAGGATATTAACGAACTTTCGGTTGCCTGGGAGGGCTTCAAGGCGTCGGTTACATCGGGAGAGTATTTCCGTAATTGGATACAGGGTCTTGAACTTCTAATTGTTATGTTAGATCGCGCTGGCGAGGCGGCGGTCAAAGTTCCCGACGCTATTCAGCGCCGTATGGATCAGGGAAATGCGTGGCGCTATGCTGATCCATACGGGTCTGGAGCAGTTAATATACCTAGCGCAACTGCGAGCGAGAGTGCTATTCTAGCCCAAGTACGTCAACGAGAAGGTGGTGGACGCTACGATACCTTCCACGCAACTGGACAGACTGTCTCCTCGTTAGAGGAAATCGAGGCATTAAAGGGCTTTAAGTCTCACGCCTTCGGCGCGTATGGATTTCAGCCAGGGACTTATCGCGAAATGGGGGCGATAACTGGCAAGTACGACATATCCCCAGCGTCGCAAGACGTAAATGCCCTAGCTTTACTTCGTAAGTATGGTCCGAACGCATCGCAATCTTGGGCCAAGAGCGGTCCGTATGATACGTCCGGTGTTGTACAAGGTACTGGCGCGGCTACAGCAGTTCCAGGTGCTCCGTCGACTTCTGGGGAAATGTCACCATTTGACTTAGGAGCGTCAGAGAAAGCTTATGAAGCCGAGCTGCGTCTACGAAAGCTAGTTGCTGAAGAGAGGCATGATTATGAAGCCTTGAATCGTCTTCGGGAGAAAGAGACTGAATTTGCGTCTATGAGCGCGGATCAGAAAGAGGCATTTCTAAAGGTTAATGTCGTAAATAGTCAGAATGTTGCTCTGGGAAAGGTTGAAGCCGACCAGCGAGTGGCGATTATAAAGACTGTTGAGGATGGTGTTAGACTCAAACAACAAGAATTTAATTATACTCAGCAATCTACAATGGCCCAGCTTCAGCAGCGGGAGGCCGCAGCTCGGGCTAGGGACGATTTAGCTGAGATCGTCAATATTCGCAAAGAAGAACTAGCGATCATCCAAGCTGATCCATATAAGTCCGCTGCCGAGAAAATCGCTGCGCAAACTAGACTACAACAGGCTCAGAACGACGTATTGAAAGAACAGGTTCGACTAAATCAGGAGTCCTATGCTGGGCAAAGTAAAGCCGCTGCGGACATTCTACGCGGCTTTGAAGCTGATATTCAGAAGCGGCCGGGGATTTCTAAAGTCGATGCATATAAGTACGACATCCAAGAGGTTGAACGACTCAACGGGGCTTTATCTGAAGTCTTAAAGAAAGAAATGGATGCCGCCGATGCCGTCTACGGTATCGCGGATGCAACTAAAGGTTCCGTTGAGCAGACTCGAATCTGGTGGCAACAGTGGGATCTCGGGATTAAGAAAACAACCGAAGTCGAGCAACTATTGGAAAAGATGCGAACAGCGCAGGAGGCGATTACGAAGAAGTGGGCCGAGCCATGGACGAAGGCATTCGACTCCGTTGCCTCGGCGCTTGAGAACGCGATTACTGGAGTCTTGTCGAAGAAAACGACCTGGAAACAGGCTGAAGGTCAGGTTGCAACCGCGATCGGCGAAGGTCTTCTAAAGGCGTTTGCATCGACAGCATCGAAAGCTTTAGCAAAAACTTTGTTCGATAATACTGCTGGTGAAGGACTTGACAAGGTCTTTGGTGATCTTATCTCAAAAGGTGTTGGCAAACTATTCGATGTTGGAACAGAAACTGCTACGAAAACATCAGCGGAGGTTGCTGGAGCGACAGCGGGAGCACCAATTCTCAGTGCAGGAATTGTTGCCGGCGCTGTCGAGGCGGCGCCAATTTTGTCAGCGGCAATGGCAGCGGGTGGCGCGGGAGGCGGCGGTGCCAGTGCGATAGGGGAAGCTGCGACACTTGCTTTGGCATTTGCCGAGAAGGGAATGGTTGTCCCTAGTTTTGCGTCTGGGGGACTTACTGGAGGTTCTCTTAGTATCCTTCATCCCCGAGAGATGGTCCTCCCAGAGCATCTCTCAACTGGAATGCAGAATATGATAAACTCCGGCAATGCTGGCGGTTCGTCTCCTGAAGTCCATATGCACTTCCACGGTCCAGCTGACGGACCTAGCATAGACCGCTGGTTTAAGGGTATAATAAGTAATAACTCGAACGTGTTCCGAGACATGTTCCGAGCGAACTCTCTGCGAAGCATGGCGTATTAGAATGGCGATCGACCCATATATAAAATTCCCATTCCTTCCGGGAGTAGGCTTTCCCGTCATGAAGGTTCCTAAGTTTGGAACTCGGATTCAAACATCTGTATCTGGTCGAGAACTCCGAATCCTAGACCGTCCTCTTCCTGTCTGGACCTGGACCCTCCCATTTGAATTTCTTCGTGATATGTGGGACGTTCGTGGTTCTAATGGCGGGCGTGGTCAGTTCGGTAATTTCGACGAATTACGAACCCTTATGGGCACATTCACCCTTATGCAGGGTCAGTTTGGTGGGTTTGCCTTCTGGGACACAAGTGATAATCACGTATTTGGTCAGCCATTGGCGAATACCATCAGCGGAATTGGTATGCTTTCAGGGCCAGCATTTCCTGGACAAAATGTACTTTCACTTCCTGCTCCCGTTGTGGGAATGCAGATCGGAGATATGATACAAGATGAAACGATAATAGGTGGATTTCAGCCATTTACCTTTCCGACATATGTAACCGGATTCCCATCTCCGTTCACTGTTTCTATAAACCCTCCTATTGTCCTTCCAACAGGGCCGAATGATATTATTTCTTGGCAGCGGCCAATAGTGATGCAAAGGACATTTCTACTAACAACAGAAAACGTAGGGTTCGTAACGGGTAATTTACCAGGAGTCCCGACGGTTGTTCAAGTAAACGGACTGCCGGTTGATCCGCTTAATTTTATTGTAGATAATAATGTGGCACTCAACCAACGTCTCACGTTCCGTGGGAGCACGCTTCCGATGCCCGGTTCAGCCGTCACCGCGTCATTTTCATATTACTTCTACGTTCGCTTTGCTGAGGATTCAACAGATTTTTCTAATTTTCTTTGGCAAATTTGGGAAGCCAAGGCAATTAAGCTACAGAGTGTTCTTCAATGAGACCCTGTACGCCGGCCCTTAAAGCATATTTGGCGAATCCAGCGAATTTAGCCGCGGCGATTGTGGATCTGTATACATTTGATCTGGTTGGTTCCCCTACCCTGTTCTACACGTCTTGGACATCGCCCCTAGCCGTGCCTAGTTCGAGTTTCCCAGCGGGGAGTTTGTTAACTGTATTTCCTGTGTCATTTTTCGCCGCGGGGCCGAAGTTCGGACCAACAAAAGCGACAGTAAAGATTGGGATTGAACCTGCGGAACTTGATATTGAAGTTTATCCGAGTATTAATGACTTAGTCGGACAAACGCCTTTCGCTGAGGCAGTTAGGATCGGGTTGTTCGATGGCGCAACGATTGAACTAGACCGTCTGTTTGCCCCGCCCCCGATTGGAGATCATATCGACACAGGAGCTTTAGGTTGTTTAATCTGGTTCTATGGTCGGGTTGCTGATTGCGACGTTGGGCGATCGAAAGTAATGATAAAAGTAAAATCAATGATGAATCTGCTTCAGATTCAGCAGATGCCTCGAAGGATGTTCATGTCATCGTGTAGTCATGTCTTCGGTGATGTTGGATGCGGCTATAATCGAGTAACTGGCACCGCGGCGAATGGAACGTCGACAGGGATTGGTTTGGTTAATATTACTGCTCTGTCCAGTAGTGGGGGCGGTGCTGTTGCTACTAGCTTCAGCCCATCGCCGGCAACGGTTTATAATGATGGAACTATTGTGTGTCTAACCGGCGCAAACGCTGGCCAGACACGGACGATTAGTTCTATTCAACCTGGATTTGTCTATCTGATTAAACCGTGGCTGAGCTTAGTCACTGCCGGTGATACATTCTACATTCTACCTGGCTGTGACCATACAACTGCAACCTGTAATGGGACGTTTCAAAATCTAGCTCGGTTCGGCGGAATGCCCTACATACCCCCGCCCGAATTTGCACTTTAGTCGAGAGAGATTGATATGTCTGAAGATGATGCATTTTTTCATTGGTTTGCAGGATTTACCGATGGAGAAGGTAGTTTCAGTATAACTCGACGCGTTGAGCGTGGAAAGAATAGATATGGATATACATGTAGTTTTCAACTTCGTCTGCGCGCAGACGATTATAAGATTTTAGTGGAAGTACGTAATAAAGTGGGGGTAGGCAATATATACGCAGATAGAGATCATAGTCGTTTGAATCCAACAGTTGTGTATGCAGTTAGCGCCCGGGAAGATTGCAGAGTTCTAGTAGATATATTTGATAAGTACCCGCTTCGTGCAAAAAAGGCTTCAGATTTTGCTATATGGAGACTGGCGGTACTTGCATGTTGCAGTAGGGACATACATGGTGGATTGAAGCAGAGTAATCCTGCGTTGTGGGCAGATGTTGCACAATTAGCGGAGGCTCTAACCACTATTCGCCTATATAGAGAATACGATGAGATTGATAATGTATTAGCTACTACGAAATCTTCACGAGTACGTATAAGCAAGGCCATACCCGGCATTGTATTAGACATTTAAAATTCCGCCGCCTGAGTTTGCTCTTTAGTCGGGAGAAGCCTAACATGGCCGGACCATTACTCGGAACAGAACAGACTATCTCAGAAACCGCCAGCGGCGGCGTTATCTCGCCGTCTATGATAACGACAAAACAGATCGCTGCGCTGGCGGATTCATTCCCACCACAGGTTAATACGTTTATCGCAACGGGGTCTAATGGAACATTGTCGGCGGCGGGAATAGTAGGGGGTTTCATAACTCGAACCGGCCCATCGGCGGCCTTTACTGATACGACTGACAGTGCGACCAATATTATTGGAACTCTAGCTCCCGAGTCCCCATTTAACACCGCTTGGCTTGTTTTTATCAATAACACGACCCCGTTTAACCAAACCATAGTTGGAGGCTCGGGAGTCACTCTTGCGGGTATTTCAGTAATTCCTGCAAATTCGACCGGAATTTTCCTGCTGTCCTATACTGGCGCCGCCGCAGTTTCAATGACGGGAATGGCCATTGCGGCTAATACCGTTGGCGCGGCGGATATGAATACGGCTATTACTACTGTCGGTGCTGGGACTTTGACTGCCGCTGCTATAGTTGGAGCAGTTATTACTCGATCGGGGCCAAACGGACCATTTACTGACACAACAGACACTGCTGCGAATATAATTGCTGCAATACCGAATCCGTCAATCGGACAATCGTGGATACTTACATATATAAACACTTCTCCGTATAATGGAACTCTTGCAGCGGGTTCCGGGGTAACGCTATCCGGTGTTGCAAGTGTATTTCCTGGAAATAGCACCAGTCTATTCTTAGTTACCTACACCGGACCTGGGGCGATCTCGATTAGGCTATTAGCATCTTCCTTGTTGCCAGGGGCTGGCTCGTCAGGAGTAGCGCCAGTATCGTTGATCGGAACCTTGGCGCGCTCGATCAGCGGCGCCGGCGTTGTTCCAGGGTCGACAGGTAATGACAACGTTATCGCTGTATATAGCATTCCGGCGAATGTTTTCGACGTTGCAGGGCGCGGCGTTTGTATATCAGCGAAGGGATCTCTGGGGTCGAATGCGAACAATAAGCGAATTAAAATAATCTTTAATGCGACAACAGCAGTACTTGGTAGCGCCGTTACGGGGGGAACGACTGTCGAAGACACTGGAACCATTACAACTAGCGGTGCGACTGGGGGTTGGTTTATTTCTGCCGATGTTTTCAAATACGGCGCAGCAGCGTCGAATACCCAGATAGCAACCTCGAATGGCAAAGGCGCTGGCGTAGCGCATTTAGGCTATCAGGCTCCGACACTGACCACCGCAACCGAGAGCGGAGCTATATTAGTTGCAATAACAGGCAATTCTACTACCGTCGCTGCTGACATTGCACTTAATGAGTTTCTTGTGGAGATTATTAACTGATATGGAACTGACTCCGCGAGAGCAGGTCGTTATAGAGGCACTAACTTGGCTCCGTACGCCGTTTCATCATCAAGCTAGACTGAAGGAAGTTGGAGTTGATTGCGTCATGTTACTCGCGGAAGTATATGAGCGCGCTGGAGTCTTACCGCATCAAGAGATTGGCTACTATCCTCCCGATTGGCATCTTCATCGTGATGCAGAGCGGTATTTGATGGGACTATTAGAGGTTGCTCATGAAGTTACGTCGCCATTACCGGGTGACGTGGCGCTGTTCAAATTTGGTCGGGTATTTTCCCATGCAGGTATTGTGATCGAGTATCCCCGAATCATTCATGCCTATTGGACCCAGAATGAGGTTGTCTACGCTGATATTGGTAAGCAACCCCTATTAGACAAACAGGGTAAACCCCGCGAAGTTAAATACATGAGCCCGTTTAAGGACAAGCTCTAATGCGAAGCCGATTCAACGGCGCAGGGTATTTGTTTTCCGACAACCGTGCTTCGGATTGGAATAGTCTGGAAGAAGATGATATTCTTGGCTGTAGTCATTGCCAGGCAACGATAAAGAAGTCTGTTTGGCGCAAGAGTGGTGGTTACTGTTGCAATTGTGACAAGCCGCTCTGTCTAAATTGTGCCGAGAAGATGAAAGTTGGTGGCGTTTGTGAGTCGTTTAAGCGGTTTATAGACCAAGAACTGGCGCGCCGCTATCGAATTGAGCAGAATGCAAGGGTTCTCGGAATATAAAGGGACTTAAATTATGGCAGCTTTTTCTAATGGAGTTGCAAATTTTACTCCATCACTATCGGCGGATAACTTTACCCTCGATGCTAGTGTAACGCCATTAGGCTTAGTTGGTAAAGTTACGGCGTTTTCTTGGGGCGGGTCGGGAACAACAAGCATCGGTTATCGTACAAGATGGGTTCGGCCAACGACAAAAGGGATTACATCTACTGCGATAGTAGTTGGAACACCTGATTTGGCAACTCCTGGTATGGCATTTGTCTCGTCCTATTCCACACCGCCGGTACTACCAACAGAGAATGTAGGAAATCTACATTATCAGAACTGGAATGTCCAGGGTGGGAATGGCTATATTATTCTAGCTGACGACTCACAATGGACGATTATAAATGGTATTCTGCAAGGCTCAGTATCATGTAGGAATCTCGCCGGGGTGGATAACGGACTTAGCAACTACTTCATAAATTGGCAAGAAGGTAATTAGTCTAGACGGAACCTAGAGCCTTGTCCGGCCACACCCCATCACCGTTCTCGAATGCGTTCTTTGACCCCACGCTTAATTCGCTTCGGTATAATACGTCCCAATATGGGTCGCCGGTTTTTATCGTTTACGGAACTCAGCGGGTTTCGGTTAATCTGTTAGAGTATTTCAATTTTGTTGGCTCCAAAGGTGGGTCAAAAGGAGGAAAAGGACTCGGCGGCGGCGGAGGAAAGAAACAAAGTAACCAGACCTTCACCGTCGATGTTGCCTTTGCAATCTGCCAAGGCCCGGTGCAGGTTACTGGGTCTGTTCATGGAACTGGAGGGTATAATCGAGTCTGGTCAAATGGTGGAATTGCATTCTTTAATCAGATTGGAATGAATTTCTATGAAGGAGATGACGGTCAGGCACCAGATGGAACATTCGTGTCGACCGATCCGAACACTCCGGTTATCGGCTATTCGGGACTCGCATACGTGACCGGAACTCCGCTTCAGCTAGGTCAATCGCCGGCCCTGCCCAACATTCAATTCGAGATCGCAGGATTCCTTAGAGGAACAACTGGAACTAATCTTCCAGACGATGCGCGGCCGGATTTAATAATTATTGATATGCTTTGCAATTCCCGCTACGGGGCAGGGTTTCCCCTGGGCAACCTCGATGTTAGCGGGACGATCTCTGATTATGGAAACTACTGTCAAGCGGCGACCCTAGGTATGTCGCTCTTAATGGACCGTCAGCAGCCGGCGGCGCGCTGGCTTGAGGAGATTACGACTCTAACAAACGCGGCTGTTGTTTGGTCGGGATCAACTTTAAAGATTATTCCATATACTATTGGATCTATAAGCAATAACGGAACCTCTTGGGTATCGAATTTCACTTGGCAATATTCATTTACCGACTCGGATTATATCAACTTCGGTCCAACATCAGACCCGGTTATCGTCACTCGGCTCGATCCAGCTACGATGACAAATTGGTTAGCATTAGAATATTATGATAGTGGAAACAGCTTTAATACTGCCCTAGTTCCGACTTGGGATCAGAGTCTAATTGACCAGTATGGTCTCCGAACTGAGGCATCTGTTACCGGACATGAATTTACAAATCCCGCGTGCGCGAATGCCTCCGTCGCATATCTACTTCAGCGGAAAGCCTATGTCCGTACGACGGTTAAGTTCAAAGTTGGCTGGAGGTTTGCGCTCTTAGAACCAATGGATATTATTCTAATAACCGATAGCTACTCTGGTCTAAGTCAATCTGCCTTCCGAATAACATCAATTGAAGAGGATGATAACTGGGAACTGACAATAACGGCTGAAGAAATTCCTGGAATTACAACATGATTGTTGGACCACGGAGATCGAAACAGGGAAGAGGGTTTAACTGGCCAGGGGTTCCACCGTCGATTTCGGGTGGACAAATCCCTGTTCCAGTTGCGCCGAATGTTCCATTAGTTCGTCAAGCGACTATGGGTGCTATTCCGTATAATATGTTGGTTGATCCGGGGATTACAAACCCGCCGATTATCTTTGAGCCGTTCCCGCCGCTTAGTCAGGGTGCGCCGCTAATTTGGATGATAGCTTCGGGTGGGTCGATTAATTGGGGTGGTTGCTTTGTTTGGGTGTCTAATGACGGAAGCACGTATAGGAATGTTGGAGCTATATATCGTGGTAATAGACAGGGACAATTAACGGCGAATTTAGCGAGCCATGCTGACCCGGATAATGTTAATACTCTTTCGGTTGTTATCGCCCTAAGTCAAGGTCAGTTGCTATCGGGCTCTGCATCGGATAAAGATAACTTTATCACCCTCTGCATTGTCGATGGAGAGTTGATAAGTTATGAAACGGCAACCTTAACTGGGCCATTTGCCTACGATTTAACACTACTTCGTCGTGGATGTTATGGAACCCCGATTCAGCCACACTCGATTGGAGGAACGTTTGGACGAGTCGTAGTCGATCAGATATTCTCTTTCGAGTATCCGATAAATATGGTCGGGCAGACAGTACATATTAAGCTCACTAGTTTTAACATCTTCGGTCAAGAAATTCAAGACATCTCACTGGTATCTGCCACGTCGTATGCAATCGTCGGCGCTGGGCTTCAAGGGCCGGGGAATGGTGCCTTGTGGGTGGTTGCGTCACCGATTTCGGGAGTGACCCTTACGCCAACCACTGTTCAGCAGGGCTATACGCTAACTCCAGCGGGAACATTAGCGTCGCTAACGGTTGCCCTACCGGGAATCCCGCAAGATGGCCAGACATTCGACATCGAGACGACCCAAACTATTTCGTCTCTAACCGTTACGTCTCTTCAGTCGATTGACGGGGGTGGACCGTTTCTGCTCTCTGCTCACGGTGGAGTCAGTTATCGCTACAACGCTGCAACTACAACCTGGTATAGGCGGTGGTAAGACAGATGAAGAAAATAATATTGCGTAAGCTCTTGCTACTAACTCTGGCATTTCTACTTAGTATCGGTCTAGTCTACGCTGATACAACAATCTCGGGACCGATAGTATTTGCGTCTCCAGACCTATCCGTGGATACGAATGGAAGAGTGTCTGTTGGAGGGATAAATACCGTTGCGGTGACGAACTTACCACTAACGGGGTTTTTAATTGTTGCTACTGGGCCAACCTCATCTATGTGGGAGTCTATATCGAACCTTTTAACAGGAACGACGACAATCTCCCTATCAGGGACAACGAATGTGACGATTGATACAAGTGGGGCTACTTGTGTAGGAACGCCTACGTCTCTCTTTGCAACAGTGCGAGGGATTGTTAAGACGTGTTAGGTCTACATATCTAACTAAAGGAGAAATCTAATGCTTAAGCAAGTAAAGCCAACGGATCCGACGGGTACTTCGGACACTATTGGAGTCTGCATGGGGCTCAATGTGACATTCGCACCGGATAAGACTGGAGAAGTCCTTATCCTAATTGATGGATCTGTTTCTGTTGATACTAACGGTGCTAGTGTCGAGCTAGCGATCTTTGGCGGTCCTGGCGCAGCGCCGGCAAATGGCGACCGACCAAGCGGGTCTCAACTGTCAGCGAACCCAGTCCTGACTTGGGGTGTTGCAGGAAGTCGGATTCCGTTTTCTCTATCCGCCGTTGCAAACGGCTTGACTCTAGGAACTACATATTGGGTCGATCTCGTCCTTGCCGCCGCAGGTGGTATTGCATCCGTTTCTAAGTTGGGTGTAACTGTGGCGGAAATCTAAATCCTAAAACAGGGAGACTTCATCATGGCTGATGACTTAACAATTCCGAGCACACCAAATCCACAGTTGGTTACATATACGGCGGCGATTATTAGGTCTATTCTTCAAGCTATTGGTGGGGGAATGACGCTATTTGGTTTGACGTGCAGTTTCTGTAATCCTAGCGAAGCAGCAATTCTTGGTCTTGCTGGTCCGTTGGTTATCCTTGGAACTGTAGCATGGTCTATCTACCAGAAAATTCGTGCGGCGCAGAGGGATCATGCGGGTAACGTGGCGTCGGCAAAAGCGACATTGGCTAATGGCGTTGCAACGCCAGTGAAGGTCGTTTAGTCGATGACCGATACATTCAATATGCCGGGGCTAACAGCATCGTTCGAGGCACGGGGTGGGTGGGTTCTAACGCACTTAGCAAAGGAATTTACCCTAACTACGGAGCAGGCTAGCGGAATTGTCGGAAACTTGGGCGGCGAAAGCGGCTTGAAGGCCGTTCAAGAGATTGAAAACCGTGGCGATCGGGGTGGTTATGGCTGGGCTCAATGGACCGGACCTCGTCGCGTCGCGTTTGAAAATTGGTGCGCGGCGCAGAATCTCGACGTAGCTTCCGATGAGGCGAATTATCGCTATTTAGTTGTTGAACTTCACACAACGCAGCTTCATGCTATTGCCCAATTACAGAAGACAACGACAGTTGAAGCGGCAGTTTTTACATTTGAAGCTATTTTTGAACGACCAGCGAATTTACAAAGCGGGCTCGCAGCGCGAACGGCGTTTGCTCGACAGGCGATTGCTGGGTCGATCGTTCCACCGGAGCCTGTTCCAGTTCCAGCTCCTATTCCTACTCCCGTCGTGGTTGATGCTCAAATAGAAATCCTAAACAAGATATGGACCTGGTGTCAGTTGAACCCCCAGGTCGATATGACTAGTCAGTTCGACAAACTCGACTCAACCTTGGAGAAGATCATGGCAGCGATTGATGATTTGGAAGCCAAAGTAACTGCAGAAGAGACTGTTGAAGCGTCAGCGATTACGCTCTTGCAGACCATTGCAACGGAGCTTAAAGATGCCCTGGCGGCGAACGACACACCGCGGCTTCAGGCATTGTCGGCAAAACTCGACACCGACACAGCCACTCTTGCGGCGGCGGTTACGGCGAATACGCCGGCGGCGTAAACTTATAATGAACATTCAACCTTGGTGGGCGCCTCTGGCGTCTGCCATTTTGGAGAATTAAAATGGACATATCAACGGATATCTTCCACAAATTCTTTTCCTGGTTCTCTCATGTTAGGAAGGAGGAAAGTCAGTATGTCGTTATTGTAAGTAAGGGGGCTTCTCTGTCGTCTCTAGCAAAAGATATGACTGGCGACGAAAATCGTTGGCAAGAACTCGTCACAGCGAACCCAGAACGGAAATTCGACGCGGATTATACGCTCCAAGTCGGCGAGACGTTGAATATTCCGAAAAGCTGGGGAGCGGTGTCGAATGGCTAAAGTAGCCAACTGCCTTGCAGCTCTATTGCTTGCTCTACTGCTAAGTGGTTGCTCTGCCGCAGCGTGGGCGGTTGCGGGGGGTATCATAACTGTTGCGAAAGATGTCATCGGTCTCGACACCGCCTTGATGCAGAATACACCTGGTAAGACTCCGTTAAAGCAAATCCTTCCTATGGGAGAAAGTCCATGAATATGCGATATTCGCTTCGGGCTACTATTATTGTCGTATCGTGCTCGCTTGGGGGTTGCGCAGGTTCGACAGGGGGTGCTACATCTACAGCAACGACTACAACCCCACTCGGCGACGGCGCAGTTTGTGTCGAAGCACTGGTTGCTACAGGGAGCACTGATCCAACGGTTCTAGGTACCGCGGCGCTCGGTTCGTCTGCGTGTCAAGCCCTTGTTGCCGACGCCGTTCAGGCATTGATTAAGTCTGTCTCGTCTGGACAACAGAAAGCAGCGATGCGTAGAGGGGTTCGATAGATGCCCGATATTGTCATTGTCAATGCCTGTGACGTTCTAACGGACATCGAAGTCTCGTCATGGCTTACGGCGATCCAATCGTTCGACGCACAGGCAATAGCGCCGGCTTATGGCCTGGAGCCGGCGAATTACTCGTTCATGCCGTGGAACGACGGCTCACCGGCCATCGCGTCGATCCCCGATACGTCGTGGCCGATCTTCCTCAACAAGCATTCGACCGATCCCGGTGCGCTAGGTTGGCACGACGATCAGAGTAGCAAGGTGTTCTCGCGTTGCTTCGTCGGGGATTGCATTGCATATAAGGTAAGCCCGCTGGTCGACCTTACGCACGAGGCGTGGGAGATGCGCGGCGATCCAAACATTAATGTGACTGTTACGTTACTGGATGGTCGCATTGCTGCGCGAGAATTATGCGATCCCTGCGAAGATGATCTCTATGCGATTGATTGGCAGGGTTTCAAGCTTAGCGACTTCGTGTTGCCGCCGTATTTCGGTATTCCGACTACTTCGTCAGCAATACAGTACGACTTTGGTAATCATTTACCGGGACCGTGTCCTGCATTGCTTTCAGGTGGATACCAGAGCATTATCGACCTGAACGGCCAGTGGACTCAAATAACTGCTCGCCAAAATAATGGTCACCAGTCGTGGCGTGCAACCCGTGTCGGCCGCAACGCGCGCCGTGCGGGGGTCAAGATTTGACTCGACTACTTGTGTTTCTACTATGTATTAGTATAGTGCTAGTCTTTTTACTATTGAAAGCACTCGCGGATTGGACGTGTTGTGGATTAGCAATGTTCTAGTCCTCTCTTGGCTTGGCCGGGCGGGGGTGTGTCGGTCACAGATGCCTCCGATGAGGTCGGCAGACGATAACACTTTTCGGCATCGGCCCCAGCCCAGCGTCATGCAGTTTCAGTTCCATCTCGACCTTGGCCATACGCTCGTAAGTCGCGCGCTTCTGCGGGTCTAGTTTGGCAATTGCACGCGGCCAACGTGGATCGTCGTCAATGCCGAGATATTTCGCCAATTCTGCGTCGGTCACGATCCCTCCCGTGGTGGGGCGAGGGCGCGGTATTCTTTGGCCGCCTTGTGAAGCGCAAGATGAGCCGCGCTGAATGCGCGGTTAGCTGGTAATCGATCGCCCTTGGTCGCAGTGAGCCGATCGCCAGCCTCTGACCAAGCGATAACTGCGGCGATAAGCGGTGCCGCCTCCTCGATGCCCCGGCGGTAGGCGGCGTCGAGAATGGAGCACAACTCGTCCTGCGCTATCAGCGCCATATCGGGATATTCTTCGGGGCTGGTTCGATCATCCTTCTCACACAAATCGGTCCAGAATTGCCGCTGCCATAATGGCGCCTCGGCACTCGGTTCGTTATCGGGCATCGCTGTCTCCCGTATCGGCTATTGCGTCAAATTCTGGCCCCGATATGAGCCATACATTGACCGCTCCGTGCTCAAATTGGCGGCCGATGATCTTTCCGGTAACGCTCGGAATTTCCGCCGTAAATGGTTCTTCGGCGCTGGTCTGATATTCTCGCCACTCAAGTTTTGCTTGTAGCATCACACTGCAGTTAATGGCCTTCCAGGTTATTTGAATCGGATCGCCATCTTCGTCCGCCGGCAAATCGCTTCCCATCACATACTGTAATCCGGGCAGGATGAACTCGCGTCCGTCTTTCGAGAACACGGCAGTTTTGAGCGTTGGCATCACCCCTCCTTGTCCGGCGCGGGCGGCAGCGCGCCGAGGGACGCTTGCAGCTCGCCGATATCGCCAGCGGTAACGATCGTCACTAAGCCGCTGCCATGTGCCGGATATGCGCTGAACTCCAGTTTGCGAGCCGCCTCGACAACCGCCAGCAGCGCCGGCTGAGCCTCCAGCGTCGCCAGGATTGCGCGCATTTTGGGGAACTCGTCGGCACTCCATAAATCTTTGTGGGCTTCTTCGAGCAGGATGCGGAACCACGCGATTTGCTCGTTGATCGGCACAGGGGCGTCAGTCATTGTCGGCTCCCGCACCGACACGCGTTCCGGCGCCTGCGCGGCGCGCTCGATGTCAGTCATTTTTTATCCTTTCGCTATTCGTCACAAGTTCTACGTCCTGTTGTTCCGTCGATTCGACAAGCTAGACCTTCATTTTCTACTAATAGTCCTTCATCAGGTTCCTCCTTACGAACACCTTCCAATTTCCCGTTTCGGTTATACGTCGTACAACCCTTCGCCCCATTTTGATAAGCTCGTGGGTAGAGTTGTTTAAAATCATTGAACGTGACTCCCGGTCCCTGTCCAGCAATTTGTCCATTCACATTGCAGGTTTTTGAAATCGAGCTGTCGACCCACTTTTGCGCGGCGCAAAGAACATCGACATGCTCCTCTGCACTTGTTTCGTTTGCGGTCTGTCCAGTTATTCCGAAAAATTCAAAGGCATGATCTATAGTGTCGAAATCGCGCTTTCCATCCGGCATGAAGATTGTAAACTTACCCTTCATCGCAAACGGCGGCTCGATTCCCGACGATACATTATCCGCGGCCATTGAGATGGTTCCAGTCGGGGCAATGGACAGTAATACGCCGTTTCGCAGACCATATTTTGAAATTCCGTCTCGAATGTCTTCGGTAAGAGAGTTTTTAACGAACCAGCCGTTTAGGTATTTCTCAGCGTCGAAACACGGAAACGAACCCTTTTCTTTTGCAAGTTCGATACTGGTTCTGTATGCGTGATTGGCGATATGCTCTAAAATCTGGTCTTGGAGTTCAATGTAACTTGATGATCCATAACGATGTCCGATGATCTCTAGGGCGTTTGCCATACCCGTTACGCCAAGACCCATTCGACGTTTATTCAGTGCCTCGTTACGCTGTTCGGCTAAGGGAAACACTGTACGTTCTGGAACATTATCGAAACATCGGACAGCAGTATCGACTATATCGGTAAGTAGTTCCCAATCAATATCCCATTTAGATGCGTGAGGATCGACGATTTTGTGGCTAACTGAAATTCCATAACTTTCAGGTTGTTTCAGTCCAACCACATTACCAATGCGAGAGGGAGTTAAAACTTTGACTATGTTTACACTTCCAAGTAGACATGCTCCCCACGGTGGAAGTGGTTGCTCTGCACAAGGATTCGTTGCATAGATTTCTTCACAATAGTATAGCGGATTGCGCTGATTTATTCGATCAATGAATAGAACACCTGGCTCTGCCCAGTCCCAGTTTGACTCCATGATCTTTGCCCAGACATCGACGGCGCGGGCAGTAGTGTAGGTTGTGTTATTAAACCTGAGTGAATAAAGGCCATCTTTCTCTAGGGCTTCCATAAACTCGTCAGTAACGGCAACGGAGATATTAAAATTCTTTAGCAAGCCTGTTGCCCGTTTAGCGTTTATGAATGTTAAAATGTCGGGATGATCGACCCGCAAAACTCCCATCATTGCGCCGCGCCGATGACCAGCGGTTAAGATTGTGTCGCAATTAACGTCCCAAATTCGCATAAACGAGACTGGGCCGCTGGCGAAACTACCGTGACCTAGACCGCGTATCGGCTCGCCAGATGGACGCAGAGTAGAAAAGTCCCATCCAACACCGCCACCAGTTCGTAGAGTCATACCACCGAGCTTTAGCGATTCCATTATACCTTCGTAGCTGTCGGGAATTTGACCATTCACAAAGCAGTTATAGGCTGTCGTTAGAAACGGCCTTCCCATTGAGTGTTGTTGGCGCCCAGCTGGAAGCAACGACTGATCGCGGGTGTAGCGCAGCGCCCGACGAAAGTCCTTATCGTTGTCCGTAGTTGCACGGGACCAACGGACGCAATAGTCATCGAACTTCTCTTCTGGCGCGCGGTATTTTGTTGCATGAATTGTTTGTCCGAAGAGAGTACGGGGGCCATAGTGTTCCATGCTCAAGTCTCCTATAGAGAAGTTCTAGTTGCTAATTCATTTAGCATGTCGATCGGAGTCGTGTGATTTACCAAAACAAAATCGTACTGGATTTCCATATACTCGTGTTCCGACAGATGGCCCATGTTTATAGAGAAGCCGCTTCGTTCTAGGCGGATTATAGTTCCATCTAATTCTTTGACTTTTTGGGCTTCGTGAAGAAAGCGCATATCGTCAATGACGATTTTAGGTGCTCTGAGCTGCTCTGCGGTATTTTGCCAAACATTGACCCACAGGTTTTTCGATATTAAGTCGCGCCACTCGGTTCCGAGAGTTTGCATCGCGCGGCGTGGGGTTTGACCGTCTAGTAGTCCGGTCGGTTCTTCTTTCAAATCCCCATCTAGCATCCGACGAATCTGGAGATCACTAGCACCCTGCCACTTTAAGAGTGCTCCGAGCATGATCTTGATTGGGCGGGCGAAGTTTAGTCGCGTGTAGTTGTGATGCTTTACTAATAGTTCTGCAAGGGTCGTCTTACCGACACCGGCAGGGCCGCAGAGGGCAATGATTTTTGTCATTCAGGTTGCCTCCACTGCCGTAAACTTCTACGATGAGCTTCGTCAGCAGGATCTTCTCGTTGGAGTCGACGTTCTTCAATTAGAATTTGCATAGTCTTTGCCCGCTGTTTAGCTTTGTGCATTCCCGGCGACCAACCATAGTCGGTATAGAAAACAATTGCTGCTGCGACTTTCCACCAGGAATATCCTGCGCGAATACCTAGGTCGCGTTCGGTGGCTTCGCTCAACGCACCGGGGTACATTCTATGACTCGCAAACGGCGCCTCGCCGCGAAGAACAGAGTCTCGAATACAGCGGGTTAGATAGTCTTCGTTTCGACGAAAGTCGCCGGCGAAGGGAGATTCTAGAATGACTAGGCGCATCTAGGTTTCCTTCCTTTATATCCAAGTTGATGTAGGTGTAATGCCTGGATTCGTCCGTTTTTACTCTTAAGACATCCGCAACTCTTAGTTTCACCTGTTTTTAATCGAATTCCTCTAATAATTTTTGTCTTTCCACAGTCGCATATACATAACCAGTTAGTATTAAAGTCGCCACTATTCTCTTTAGGAGCTAATGATATTACTGTAAGCCTTCCAAATCGTTGGCGTGCTAAATTGTCTATATCCCTACGCCGGGCAATGCGAATACCCAATTCTACTGCTCGCTGTCTCTTTATTAGAGTATCAGCGTTAGATAGTCTATCCGACATCTATATTAGCTCCTTGTCTTTCGCGAGCCAAACTGGCAGGGTCATTGTTTTGTCATTTTCGTCCCACTCACATTGTGATTTTGGAAGCCAAACTATGATCTTTCCGTCGAAGAAGCGCCATGCTCTTTCAGTCTCTCCTCGAATTTCCCCAGTAATGTCAGTTAGCTCGTTCTCATGCTGTTTGTAGATCATCGTATGTTGTCCCCTTACATAGTAAGTCCGCTGTCTATTATGGGCTCGGACATAGCCCCAAAAGACATATGCAACTGAGCACCAGATAAGCGCGTGTAGGACTTGAAAAACGAGCCAAGTCATGACGATCTAAACCGTGGTTTGTCCCAATTGCTAGAAAGTTCGCCGGGTTTCGCGTTCTCAATTCGGAATGGATGGTCGGCATTGGGATACGATTTAGGATAGTCTATTTTCCCGTCGAAATCAACCAAGGTTATTTCGACTTTTCCAGATCTAGATACTATTGCATAATCGCCCATTGTATCGTCTCTGCCTCTACCATGGTCGAACACAGCTCTACCGTCTGGCTTAATGAGCGGCGCCTCGACTGTTCCAGCTTCGTCGTCGGCACTCTGGACAACAAAGACTGGCATACCATTGAGAGTTATTTGCCAAGTTTTACCGAGTGCTGTCTGGGTCTCTTTAACAGAGTATTTCATCTCTAGACTCCTAGCCAGATGGCGATTTCGTAGATGATGAACCAGAGAAGGAGCGACGCGGCGATCATTAGCCAGATATTGACCCCGATTCGGTTAACGTGCCAAGAAGAAGTCATTCCTCGACCCCATTAAACGGGTTTGGTATCCAGGAGTTTGTTCCAAAGTTCTTTCTCATTCGACCCGAGGACTCCGCGGCCTTGAAGAGTCCGGGGATTTTGTCACTAGTTGTCTTGTTTTCAAGGAACTTCCAGACCTCCCCGTCGGGAATTGGATTTCGCTTGTCACGGGCGACTTTAGAATATTCCGTGTACATCCAATAGTGTAGATCCTGGAGAAGCTGCGCATCAGACTTCTGTGTAATAGCTCGGAAGACATCGGGCATAGTCTGCTCCGCGTCTAAAAGCCACTTTCGCCCGCGGATGAAATCGTCTAGGGTAATCGTAAGTCCGTGCTCCGCGCTAACTGCGGAAATCATGGAGAGTTTCATAACATGGGTATCGCGACGACCATTGTAGTTTACTAGGCGACCGTAGGTTGGGACTGGGGCCATCTGTTCGTCATTATACCAATGATTATAGGCTAAGCGCGCTGGTTCTTCCCACTCGAACTCACCATGAATATCGGAGAAAATCTCGGAGATTCGATTTTGGAGCTCTTTCATATCGGAGTCTATGCGCTTCTTAAACGCATCACGGTGGGAGTTTGGCTTGGTTCCATAGAGGAATATTATTCTCGACGTACAACCTTCGCCCCAAGCACTTTCGGGCAGACTACCTATAGCTGGCGGCGTTGCACAGCCAAGGATATTAATTGTCGGGTTTTCGATCTTAATCGACACTGAGGTCCGCCGTGGAGCAGTGTACATTGAAGGGTTGTCATAGAGTTTGCTTAATGTTGCAAAGAAAGAGTCATCATACTTTGGAATTAGAACCCCAAATTCCTCGCATAAGACGGTCATCGCCGCGCTTGGGCCGCTATTCTGACCGTTCAGACCAAAGACTGTTGCTTTGCTTAATTCGTCCATAAACGAGGCCGGAGTTGGGTTGTCCGGTCCGAGCTTCATACCCGTTATGGGGGCTAACATCTTTCGTGATTCCTTAACCGAATTAGTCTTTCCACAAGCTGGCGGTCCTACTAAGATCGTAAAGAGGTTCGGATAGAGTGGTGCAACGTCCGTCGAAGTCCAAACACGGCGTTCGAGTGCTGCCGCGACGGTTCCAATAGCAGACCAAAGACGGAAAATCTCAGGGCTCCGTATCGAAGTCGTCTTGGCGATAAATTCTTCAATCCAATCTGACACAAGGTGGTTTCCACTCCCATTTTATGCTATTTTTATTTCACTTAAGCCACGCGGGTTCCATTCATCTCTCGTACCATCTTCTAGGAGTCTAAAGCGGTGTGCCCAATTAAAACCCCCGACTATCTCTCCGGGAATTGTCATCGTTCTTCCCGACTTCGGATCTCGCTGTGTTATTTCGACAAGCTTAAGGGATTCCCGGAGTAGGTTTTGCTCCTCGCTATCGTTCGATATTGGAGCCTGGAAATAAACTGCATCATGAAGCTGTGCTAGGATCTGGATCTTGCTTTCCATCTTTCGCCAAAGGCGCCATAGGCCCAGATTTAGACAGTCTCCGGTGGCACTTTGGAATAAATATGCAATGGCAGATTTTAGTGTCTCACGGTCTTCTGGTCGGTCAAAGAAGTCGCGGCGCCGACCAAAGGAATTGACAAGGAAACGGCTTCGTTGAAGTTGCTGACTCACCCATTGGTGCATTCGCTGAATACAGGGAAAGGCGGCAAAGTAGCGACGTTGGAAGTCTTCAACCAGGTTTAGGGGGATTCGGATTTGGCGAGAGGCTTCATTAGGGGTGACAAGGTAGTTCGTTGCATGTCCGAGGCGCTTACTGGCATCACGATAAGTGAATAGTCTATAGAAGCGCCGTTCAGATAACTGACGGTCCTTTTTAATATCTCCTGTCCACGACCATTCTGGATAGACAAGGCGAGTAACGTATGTATGTAAGTCTCCTGACTCACAAGCGTCAAGATAACTCCAGTCTCCCAATATTGTGCCACAGAACCATCCGACGTCGCGGGCTTCACTTTGAGCCTTGTCGATTCCATAGAGTTTAAATCCTGGATCGGGAATGAAGATTCGACGGAGTTCCTCGTTTATATTCTGAAAGTTATTTCCTACTTGCTTCCATTTTTGCGTCTCTTCATTATAGGACAGGAATGGGGATTTGGAACTACTCCACCTTCCGGTCGAAGTTCCACCGATGTTGTATGAGCAGCGCCAGCGCCAATCGGAGTCGATTTCGGTTTCGAGAACTTGGAGGGTTTTTGTCCAATCTCGATGACGCAATATTGCGTTGATAATCGGTGCGGCCCACTTGTCTCGGGTCTCTAGTCGCTCTAGCGTCTCGCGGTTCATCGGGCGCTTTGTTTCGCCATTTATATGTCGTTCTATTGGGGGGATTCTCATTATGTCGTAGAAAAGATGCTGTAATTGTGTTGGGGAGTTCGGGAGTTTTTCGTTATATGAGCCCATTATGGCGGTTATAATAGTTTTAATGACTTCTTCATTTGAGTCCTTTCTAGAATGGGTTGCTAGAATTGCTTTCTCACGCTCTGCTATGTCGACACGAAATCCGCGTAGCATCATCTCCATTGCTGGAGCCTGCATTGCCCGCTCGAAGTCGTAGATCAGAGTGTCGTTTTGTCGAAGCCTTTGTCTTGCCTCGTCGATTTCAAACGTTAGGCAACAATCTCCGCCGTTGTAGATCGCCTGATTTGCATCACGAATTTCAGTCTCGTGAAAGGCAATTACGGGCATTATTTATACAGCCCCAACTGGTGGCCGAGGTATTGTAGTTTCTAGTGGTCGCCAAAGGTGTAGGCAATATTGATGACAATTCTTATGTTCCGCCTTAGGAACATGCAGTTGCATCACGCACTCGTCTGGTTTCCAGAACAAATCCTTAACGTAGTCCATTTCTTCCCATGTTGGACAGCGATTCTCTATAGAGACTGAAACATGTTCCCAAGCATACTCTGGACCTACCCTAGCGGCTTTATAGTCTCCATTTGATACTATCATTCTCAACATTGCTTTGGTCTTTGGATGTTGTAATATAAAACATCCATGTTTATCTCCGAATTGACTTTGATAGTCTGGTAGCTTATGCTTGAATCTGTAAAATTCTAAGTGAAGCCAGTCGTCGCGCATTACTCATCCCTCTTCAAGCTCTCACTTCGACTCATCTGCTTCCACGGAATATCGTTTGCATATATCGAACCGAGGAAGCCAAGACTTTTCGGCAGTTCTAAATACTCAGAATGGTGCCAAAGCATTGTATCGTCTTTAACATTTCGCGGGATGATTCCCATCTGTAGAAAGTAAGAAATATCAAACACCCCATTCTGATATATTTTTCCCTTATTAGACTCTACTCCCGCCTTAGCAAGGCTCCATGCCTTGACTTCGAGTTCTGACGTAGGCCAATAGTTTATTCCATTATCGGGAAAACCAATCGAGGCAGCGATTTTTCCAACATCAACTATCTTTCCTTTGTCCATTTTTGCATCACGGAACGGAATGGCTAGCGCATCGCTATTTGATAGACTAAAACCAATTACGGAAATCTGATTGCGAATCGTCTCAATGTCGTTTGAATAGGAAAAGGCATTTCTAGCGAGCCACTCTTGGATCTCGATTAGTCCAGATTCGTTCGGTGCAGGTATTGTAATCCAGCGCTTAGGTCGAACTATTTCAGGAAACTCGATCTCGCGAGAGGCTTTCTGAAGGTCCGCTATTACCGAAACACGCATCGGAGTCTGACGCAAAACGGCAGCAGGGTGAAATGTCGGCAACACCTTTTTCTTCAACCGCTCGCTGAAAGTCACCGTTCCGCGTAGCGCGGTGATTTTAGTTTGTCCTAAGACCGCCCAACACGCGGCGTTACCGAGGCAGACTATTAGGTTCGGGTCAAGCTCTTCGAGTTCGTTCCATAGTCGCTTTAAATGGTGAAAGTGCTCTGCGAGTAAGTGGCTTCCTCCGGTCTTTCGACTTGCCTTCCATCCTGGCATTTCAGTCTGTGCTTCATAGCCGAAAAAGTTTCCTAGGTCATTATTTGGGGGCTGTGTGTTGAAGACATTCGTAACTGCGATCTTGAGATCGGATCTTAGTAGCTTCCAATGTTCCATTAAGTCAAATTCGTTTGGCCAAATCCGCTCGCGACAGTGTCGGCAAAAGCCGTCGATGAACTCCGTGTTGGTCTTACAACGTCGACAGAGAACTTTCATATACGGGGCGAGCGCGGCGATTCCCATTTCGAGGGTGAGTTCTCTTCCCGACGGACCAACGAGAGCGTGTTGGAATTGAGCTTCATGTCGTCCATAGGCTTCGCCGACTAAGACGGCTCTCATAATTTTAGTCCTCGCAGTCTTCTTGCGTTCTGAGTTGCCGCCTCAGCACTTGCAGCGTAGTTAGGGTCGAGTTCCAGTCCGAGAACGGATCTCGCGCCACAGTATTCCGCAGAGCGAATCGCCGTTCCACTTCCACAGGTTGGATCGAGGAAGTCGGTTGTTTCGTCAATAAGCATCGAGAGGAAGTGGTTTAAGACTGGCTCCGGTTTTTGACTTGGATGAAGTGAGCCGGATGCCATCGGCGCGCCGTAGATGTTAGACTGAGATCGGATTAGCGGGCGCTTGCCGCGACTACATAGGAACGCGGTTTCGTAAGTCCTTCGAGGAAATGCGTTATCGCGACCGGGGATTATGCCAGAATTGTCGGTCTTGTGCCAAACTAGCGGATGGTCATGCACATAGAGACCGGCGCGCTCTAGTCTTGACTTTGTCTCGCTGTAGAATTTCATTGAGAACCAAAACATTATATGTGCTGAATAGGAGCAGATTGTGTTTAGATTGTCGCAGAGGCAGTCTAAAAGGGGCCAGAAACCACTGAAATCATAGTCCTCAGTCTTGTTCGATGTTACACTCTTTGCGTAGCTGTCGTATTTGACGTCGAAGGGGAAATCACAGTGAATTAGGTTGAATTTAGGTCCGGTGTATTCTAAAATCCATTTCGTAAAGTCTATATTTAGAATTACCTGTATCGGTTGCGGTGACGTTTGTATATTAATAGGGCTAGGATCATTATCTGGGCGATCAGGTTTATCGAGTTCAATAACAGGGTTATCTCCCATAGGGACATTGACTAGTTCCTTCTCGGGTTCCTGCTTAAAGATATTCGTCCCAGCCTGGATGATATCGTTGACGATACTCGCGGCGCGGCGTTCGGCGGCAGTCTGTAGGATAGAGAAGGCGTTATCGATTCCAGTAGAGTTAGTTAAGAGCGGTGAGTCTAGGTTCTTAAACACTGTTAGGATTCTCGAGATCCAGGTTGGAGTCTCACCTAGTCTTTTTGCGGTCTTTTGTAAGGTCCAGTCGGGTTCGGTTAGCTTGAATAGCCGGTGAATCTCATCCGTTGCCTTTGCTCGGTCGCGCCAAGAAATGTCATCTCGACGAATGTTCTCTTCTAGTTCGATTATTTTTGCCGAAATAGGATCTAGGTCTTCCCAAAATTCTGCCCGAACGGCTATGCCTAAATTCGCACAGGCTTTTAAGCGCCTTCCACCGACCATCAAGACGACTAAGTCGTTCTCTCGACGAACTACGATGGGCTGAATCTGGCCGATCTCTTTGATCGAAGTCTCAAGACTAGATAGGTCACCAAGCTCCCCGCGCTGGCGATGTTGTACGACAATCGAGTTTGGGTCTAGAAGCTCAGCCATCTACATGGTCTCTCTAGAACAAATATCTACAACTCGATTGCATTGCTCGACGTCGAACTTTCCTATATGACATTGCTCAACGGATATCCCCATCTGCTCCGATAACCACTTATAGCATTCGCGTCGTGTTCGAGGCAACCTTCTCCATAGTGGGTCGAATACCCTGTGGGCTTGCATCTTTGCGCGGCGCAGCTCTGGGTTGGCTAATCGACCTAAAGGTTTACTTGTACCGTAATGGCAGCCGACATAGGAATCGCAAATAGGGAATCTAGAGCAGGCCCAAAACATTCTATCCGCTAAGTCTAAACGGGATGGGTAGATTGTCAGTCCAGGGACTATCCCGACTTTAGATCCACAATATGGGCAGGTTGGGTCTAAAAGCTCGGTCATCTAGTTTTTCCTGACCAAATCGTTATATCACCTAGAACTATAGACTCGCCTTGGGCGTCTCGAAGTCCTAGAGAATATGCTAGTGCCTCGGCTTCCGTAGTAAACCATTTCTCCAGGCTGGCTCTAGCTACTGTCCAACCTACTGAACCGGGATCTTTCTCTCCAAGATTTAGATATAGTCTAAAGAGCTTATTCTCCTGCGAGACGAAATCGTAGTCCTCTCGAAGATTTATATATTTTTGGCAACCTTGCTCGCAAGAGGAACTTACTCCACTCGGGTGCTCGGGGGTGGAAGATAATAGGAATACCCCACCTAGTTTCTCAAGGGCACTCTTAAATGAAAGTCCTTCGATTATTGAGACGAAGTTTATTGCATCCCCGTTCGCCTCGCAACCAAAGCAATGGTATCGAGCTTTTCCAGAGCGGGCCTTGTAAATATGGAAACTCGGAGTCTTCTCCTCGTGAAACGGGCAAAGTCCATAGTCGGAAGAATTCAAATTCAAATGGCTCTTTACTACTTTGCGTAGTAAATCTAGATCGTTTATTATTTCTTCCTTGGATCTAGTTTTCGGATTTTCTTCCATTATCACCTTGTCCCCGAGACCCGAGTGATCTAAGATCCGAAAGGGTGTTACGGGAGGGAGTTTGGCACTTCCGTTTGCATTTCCCAGTCCCTCCCGTAACGAGTATAGTGCTATCGTCCTTGATGCTCGCGAGAGCTTGGGCAGTTTTACATGATACACCTGCCGGAACTTACTTCAGGAATTCGGACAGACTAACGCTTAACGCCGTAGATGATGTCGAGATTGTTTGTGAAGACGCGGCCTTCGGCGTCTGCTGGTGGAGTTTTGATCGCCACGTCGAGCCCGCGAACGATGTCGCGGGTCTCGGAAGTCGGGTTAAAGTGCTCGTCGAGATGAAGGGCCTCCGCTGTTGAGACATTCTCCGAGATTCCGATAGAGGTCAGGAACCGGCGAAGGAAGGTCATTGATCCGGGGGTGAGCCAGAAGTCCGAACCGACCTCATAGTCGGCGAGACTCAGCCCGGCGTCGCTGAGTTTCTGGAGGTCGCTCGGGGTGACATCGCTTCCGGGATCGGTCAGACGAACCGAAACGTGAAAACCCGGAGTTCCTTTGACCTTGCTATGTGTTGCCTCCATGTTGAGGATCTTCCCGTAGAAAGACTTGTTCGCGGGGAGGTTGGGTTTGTCGGGAAAGTTCGACAGTGGTGCGGTGAGGAGATCGCGAAGATCGACTGTTTCGTTTGCCATAGTTGTAAGATCCTTTAGGGTTTAAAGGTTAGTTAGGTCGAAATCCGAAGCCGGATTTCGCTACGGGGGAAGAACCCGAAGTAGCTACGTCAGTGTCCTTCCCAGTAGAGGTTGTGCCACGGATGGCCTTTATGAGTTCAACGGGTGGATCTTTATATTGCAGAGCGCAGAAAATCTCGCCTAAGCCCGTGGATAGTGGATAGGATGGTTCGAGCCATACAGAGTTTTTTGCGCTTGTGTTGTTTGTTGGAACAGAGTAGATTTTTCGGGTTAAACTGCTTCCGTTTCCCTCCCGTTTAACGATAAAGACGTCATTGAACTTCTTGCCGATATACGGAGAGGTGGCTTTGCCAATTACTGCCGGGAAGCCTTGAGCGTCGATGGCTTTCTTTTCCCTAATTCGTTCCTCGATACCTTGGGGAACGTCGTTCGACATGTCAACCCACTTAATGTGCCCTGTGACTATCACGTTGCACTTCACGGCGTCGTTGGTTAACTTTGTCATTAACCTCATGATTAGTTCTTGCGCGCCGCCGCTGTCTCGACCGTGATCGTCCTCGAACGCACCTAAATGTCCGTTCATGTCTTGCATCCAGTATTTGGCAAGCTCGGCGAGAGTAGACATCGTGTCGAAGTCTAAAACCGTATCCGGTCCCCAGTCATTAATCCCGCCGAGGGAGATCGCTTTTCCGTCGGAGGTGTCTTTCCATTCTTTGAGAAGCTTTGTTACGGTCTCCCACGCGGCGGAGGAGGTTGGGCCGAGAACGGAGTAATTTACTGCACGGCCTTTGCGGTTTACGCTAACATCAGTGAAGTCGATCGGAACGTCGATGGGGATGTAGGAGATTCTACCAGGCTCAGCGGGGTTGATTCCGTGCTTCTTCATAAACGCGGCGTAGGGATAGTGTGGGTCGGTTAATAGGCTCCTGAGGATCTTGAAGCCACGATCTGTGTCTATCATTAAGAGCTTGTAACCCATCGCTATAAGCGCCGCTTTTGCTCCGGTCTTTCCGTCGCCCTGATCGCCAATAAGGAGAATCTTTGCGAGTTCGGAACTGGGGTCGATTAGTCCGGGCATCTTTAGGATTTCCTATTTCTAACGGCGTTTACCAGACGGTTTGTAAAGCCATCTAAGGCATGATAGTCATCGAACTGAAGAACCAACGTTCCTTCTTCTCTTAGAGAGATTTCTAGTCTTATTGGTCCCGTTTTATTGTCGACTACTCTAGTTGCCCCGCTTATAAACGGGCTTAGTTCGTGGGGTTCGATTTCTATTTGCATTAGGTTTTCCTATCTCGGAATTAGGGGATCCCAAGTCCTTCTAACGTACATCCCGTCGAGCATTTCTTGCCGAGTGCTTGGGTCACTAGAGCAGACGGGTCGGAATTGGCATTGGCGATTACCGTAGCCGCAGCTTCGTTCGTTCTGCGGCCAATAATCGTTCTTGGCGCAATACTCAAGCCAGTGGAGCCAATGTTTTAGACTAACGAGCCATTCCTCAAGCTGCTCGGGGGAGCGTGGGATGGTTTTGCGTCGGAAGCGAGATCCTGTGACTAACACTTGACATCCGTCAATGATAAGCCCACCGACTTCAGACTCCAGTGTCACGGCGCCGGCGACACTATAGAGACTCATCTGATTATCGGGGGAGAACTGGCGAAAGTAGTTATCATCAAGTGCGTATCGCGTTGTCTTCTTGTCCATGATCCATAGTTCGGAGTTCCAGTAGACTACACGGTCGAGATGCCCGCAGAGGTAAAACGGTTCACCAACAGCTCCGGTTCCGTTACATTCAGTACATTGCTCTATAGTAAATTCGATGTCGCCAGGACTATCTTCGGACTTCCGAGCTCCACTAATTTTGGCAGCACCAGCTCCAAAACAAACTGGACACTCGAATTTAGCCTCTGTACGAATCCCGGTATCGAAGCGAAACGAGACTTCGACTGCAGGATCGCCATTGGGAAATACTACCGTCTTAAGATTTTCGTCCTTAAAGGTGTCTAAATACCAAACTATAGTTCGTAGGAGCGTGTTCCTGCTCTTGTCTGTGACATCTGAAGTCCAAGGGCGCTTTTTTTCGTTGTCCCAGGTTGCCATGACCGCGTGACGGAGAGCATCAATAACACTTTCGTCGTGAGGGATGCCCGACGCGCGAGAGCGTTCATAGACCTCGGTTGCAGAGTGGAATAAAATTCCGAAGAATAAATCGGTCGAGCTATAGGGTGAGGAATAACCGTCTATGATCCTATATTTATAAAGTTGGGCGCAGCTTTTGAAATCACCAAGGCTTGTTGAGTCTAGATATAGCTGCAAATTCGGCACCTTGGTTGAGAATGCGGTGTTTACGGGCCGAAGAGCCGAGTCTGTTTCGGTTTTTACTTCTTCGATGGTCGAAATTAGATCAGACATTGACATTGGAACTCTCTAATGTCTAAGACAACTCGCTTCGCTCGCTAAGCGCCGATTTCTTGGTCTAGGAATTTTCCAAAGCCAGACTCGGGATGTAAGTCTGGAATGTTGACAATTAAAGTGAGTGGTCCCTGTAGAGTTTCTACTGGAGATGCACTCCATGCAACTGATGTATCATTTACCTCGATTTTTATGTAGTATATACCTTTGTCGGTGGAATGCGGAGGCAGGGCTGACTGCTTAACTAATACTGTGTCACTGTCCGCGTGGCGTATTTCTACGGTGAGGGGTTTCATTTTAGTCTATTTCCTTTATATGTCCATAATCTCTCCGGGGGCGAATTTCTTTTCGCGCTTGGTTTGGGACTTTGTCTTCTTAATGTCCTCCTCTTGAGCCCACTTTAGAGCTTGTGCTCGATAGAAGTTCGCTAGCTGCTCTAAGTCCTGATTCGGAACTGGCATTCCGTCAATGAGCTTTTGATTAATCCGGTCGAGGAAATAGTCTACACTGTCGACTGTAGCCTCGCGAAGCGGGGATTCGTCGGTTCCACTTTGCGGTTCCGACTCAGACTCTATCAATCTCAGCGATCCGACTAAAGCTGCTTTGAGATTTGGATTTGGGGTGTCGGTCATTTCTTATGCGCTCCAATTAAATAGATGATAGAGCGGCGGTTTATCTTTTAAATCTTTTAGACGTTTCTCTGCTTTATCTAAGTCTAGGCGAGCCTGTTTGATATCACACTCGGCGCGGAAAATGGCAGAATCATAACGCCACGCTGTCTCTGACGATTGATAACTTGATAGATCCTCTGTCACGGAACTGGAGCTCCCTTCTTCCTGAGCGCGGCGAACTCGATGTCTTCCCAAAATTCCTTTTGACTTTCGAGTTCCTCACGAAGGAGGACTAGACTAGCTGATCGGCGCGCTGATGGGGCGTTCTTTATTCTGAGCATGACGATGTTCAGTCGTCTGTTGATGTCCGAAATGAACTCGGACCTTAATTCTTCCATGTTCCGCGCGTGAGTAATGAAGCGGTGGGTCATTAGACCTGCTCTGCGGTGGGTCATGTTGATTTCCTGCTTACTAAGGGCTTTTCTAAAACCCGCTTGCGTACTGCGGTTGTTATTTCGTCTAGAAGAAAGTCTAAAGCTTTCTCTCGGCTCTTTTCGTCTTTATACGGAAACATACTAATGATACCAGATACTATACTTTCGAGGATGATTATCTGGTTAATTGTGTCGGGGACTTCAGTTAGTATCCTTAAGCCTAATTCGTAGGCTAGTCTATTGTGTTGTTCGTGTGGGGTTTCGGCCTGGCTCTTCATTTTGTGGGGCTTTCTAGTTTGTCGAGATTCCGTCTTTCGATGGCTTTTAGCTGGGTCACATAGCTGTGAATGGCGGTTCGGATTATTAGGTTAATCCCACCTGCGTCAACGGTCTCAGTGACCGTTCGGATGTAATCGTAGTCGGCCTTTCGGACTCGAATACAGACGCGAATGAGGGGTTCGCTAGAGACGGTGGGCATTCTTAGTCCTTCTTAATGATCCAGATTTCTCGGTCTGGGTCTGTGGGGGATAGGACGATCTGTAATGTTGCAAAATCCGAATCTTCTTGTCGGAATCTATATAATACTTGCTTCGCTCTTAGCGCGGGGGCGATCATGTCAGAAGTTGGTTGAACTCGAACGACTATTCCTAACTCCGAGACTATTGCCTCGCGCAGGATGTTTCGAGCAGAATCTGCCAATAAGGTCATCGAACTTAGATGTCCAACACTTGGGCGATCTCGACTTCTATGTCGATCGCGCGAAGGGCCTCGCTAAAGGCGTCCTTTCGAGCTTCGACACGAGTTTTTGCCTGCTCATAGAGTTCCGGCTTTGCAGCTAGAATTGCATCAATATGAATGTCGAGTGCAGACTCTTTCGGTAGTGGGAGATCGAATTTAGTCAATCGAGCTTCGAGGATCTCGGTTGCGATAAAGCGAGCTTCACGATCTATTAGCTCGGATAGCTGAAGATGTTTAGTGGGCACGATAATTCGTTCCTTGTTAAATGTCGAGAACTTGAGCCGGTGATGGTATGTTTCGGCGTCTAGTCTGTGCTTGCTCTGCGCGTTCGGCCCGTTTGAGATCGCGTTTGAACTCTGAGTCTGATGGCTCTCCGTAGAACCAGGCGGCACTTTTTTGGCTTAGCTTGATTCGTAACTCTTCCGAGAGCCGGCGAAGTTCTTCAGTCGAGGGTGCGTCATCGAGGATCTTATAGAGCTGACCGTCCTGGCCGAAGATCGCAATTCTGTTGGATCTTAGAACAACGAGCCTAATAGTCCCGTTGCTATGAATAACGGAACATGCTTCTTGTTCATCGGGTAGCATGTCGATCTCGGCCCAGCGTCGGACAGCAGGATCGGGATCTGCGGCGAGTTTAGCGAGTTCCGCTTCGCGATTCATTAGATATGTCCTCGGACGATTATCTCTGCAGTTGCGACTCGCATGATCGCTTCGAGAGGGTGATTTCCAGCAAGCTCGCTGATAACTTTGTCTATAATCTGAACGCAGGCGGTTAGGATCTCAGGGTCTGTTAGACCCATGATCTCTTTTGCATAATGGTGTAATTCGATGCCGAATTTGCGCAGTTCTTCGGCTTTCTTATATGCTTCCTGGGGGGTCATTTGGTCTAGCGACTTTGGCATTTGGCTAGTCCTTTGTTTTGAGTTAAGAGTGTAGCATGGAAGGCATATAGGGGTCAAGGGGCATACTTATCCACAGGATAGGCGTGTGGAATAGGAGGCATACAATAGCTATCCGACTAAATTTAGCTGACTACGCGGTAAGGGGTTATCTCGTCTGATCCTGGAGGTTTGTCGAGAACTGGAGTCTTGACCTTCCACACAGACTCGACAGAGTTCCATTCCAGGTCTGCGATTGCAATGAGTGCGACGAGCTTATATGGCTTTACTTCGATTGTGACTGAGACGGCTTCGCGACTAGCATCGGTTTCGCAGATCCTACCGGATATAGGAACTATCACCGTTCCTAAGTTCGAGTGCTTCCGAATAACGAGGTCCAGTCTAACTTCGTCGTTGTTCTCTGGTGTGATTGTAGGCATGATTTGGGACTTTCCTTTTAGGAACTTAGATCAGGAACTTACTTTGGCTGCTTCGAATTCCATTTTCTTTGCGAGAGCGAGCATCTCGTCGTATTGCTTTTTGAGTTCTGAGATAGCTTGGCCATAGCTCTCTGCTGCAATGCGGCCGTATCTGCGCGTCACACTTATTTGTACTGAGGACATTATATTATAGAGTTTTCGTGCCTCGACGTTGAGTCTTGTATGCTCACGGATTATACCTCTGAGCCAGTCGGTGTTAGGGTAAACGTATCTTCCCGAGACGTCATTCATAGTTCCATCGCGGCGGTTGATTTTCGTTACCCTAACGACTGTTCCGTCTTCTTGAAGAACCGATAGAGCGAGAACGATGTTCTGGGCTCGAACCTTACTTGTCTCTGACACTAACTTCTCGATCCTAGCTTTGGCGTCGACTAGGCTGTTGAAAATGCAGTCGCGGGGCTGGTTGTTAGCGAACTCCTCTCCCGTTACTTTAAACCTGAGATCGTCGGTGAGTTCGATTGTGTGGGACATGAACTCGCGGGTTGTGGGGTTGGCTGTTGTCATGAGGTTGATCCTTCTAGATGTCGAGAACTTGGGACTTCGACAGGGCTTCGGATTTCGGTTTCTTCGCTTCAGACTTCTCTGGTCTTTCGGGCTTGAGTCCCTCGCGTAGAGCGTCGAGAGTCTTTCCGAGAACGACCATCTGGGCGAGATATGCCCGACTAAGCTCTTCTGCTCGGTTCTTGCATCGTTGTTGGAAGTTAAAAATCGAGAGAAGGTTCTTCAGGTCGCCGGCCTCGAAATAGCGACGAATTAGGTCCTCGTTGATAGCCGGGATTTCACTGTCGGACATTGTTTGCCCCTGCTTGAACCGCCTCATAACCCCGAGCCTCCATGCAAAGTCGGAAGTTCCCGGCGATCGTAAGACCGCGGCTTATGCCATCGACGACAGAGAGCGCGACGTTTGCTTTCCAGTTTCCCGTATTTGGGTCATGGTAGCCGGGGTCGGTCGTCTGCGCAAAAAGTGCACACTGAGCACGGTCAATGTTTGCGACCTGAACGGGTGTTCCGGGGCGGATGTAGGTTGTCGGGGCGCACGCGGCGAGGCTGCTTAGTACCGCGCCAACGACGACGATAGTCCTCGATACTGGTTTCATGGCTAGTCTCCTTTGGTTTGGATAGTAGATCGTCAGGGGTAGTGAGTAAGTCCTTCTTCCAGGCGGCGATTATTCGCCGGTCGCGATTGGTTAGTCGAAGTCTCATAGCTGGAACCTAATGTGGGGTTGGTTGCTGTCGGACTTTAAATAGAATTCACCGGGGATGTCGGTGTCAGTGGGAAAGCCTCGTTCTCGGAGAACTTTTGCGAGGTCTTTCGGAATGAAGCCAAGGTGATATTCGGGTTGACGAAGAGTGGTCTTGATTGGGGAGTCGATCTTAGCAATCCAAATGCCGATGGCGTTTTCGTCGAAACGGTTGTGGGGATCGGCCCGGAGGATTAGCAGAGTTCCGATAGCAATGACCTCGAGAATATCATCAGCTGGAGGATGGAACCTACTTCCGACGATTGGAAGGGTATAGACCTTTTCGACTTTGTTGGTCATTGCGCTTCTCCGCGGTCTTTCTTAAAGACTTCAAGGACTATCTGTGCCACTTGAAGTAAATACCAGGGACCACCAAGTCTGACGTGCTCTGGATCTGGGTTAAATTTCCATCTAATTTCGAACTCTTCATCGGTGTGTGGGCCTTGAGTAGCGTCTAATGCTGCTCTTACAGCTTTCTTTAGCAATTCAGTGTCTTTGTCGGTCATTTCTGTTCTCCTAGAACGAGATACTTTTCCAATCGGTGGGTCGTAGATAGCAAAGGTTAGACTTTCGTAGTCCTGATCCGGGATACGCGGTAAAGGTTAGTCACTTCTAGTCTCCTACTTCTCGGTTTTCTTGGATCTCGGTAAGGAGTCTTTCTGCGGCTTTCTCAACCGCTGCTTTTGCAGACTCTGGTGTCTCTCCGCCGCGACTTCCAGGGACGAAGATTGCGTCGCTTGACTTGTCGTTCGACTCGTACATGGGTTGGCCGTAGCCGACGGAGAATGCCTGTTCGCATTCGTAGTGTTGTTCGAGGATTGCAAAAGCTAGTCTTCGCATCGAACTCGGATGGGCGATTGCAAATGCCGCACGGTCGAGGTCTAGTATCTCCCCAGCGCGCTTATAGACTATAGAGTAGCGGAACTCCTTGCTAGAATAATGGCTGCGAGAGTTTCCGACAATCCGAAGCTCAACGCTGAAGCCGGTTCGCTCGAGACTGTCGGCGAGACTAATTATCGCGGCGCCGCGGAGCATCATGTCTTTCGGGGTTACATAGGCACTTACCCAGTGATTGTAGTCGATCCGAATAATTGGCTTAGCGTGTCTAAGATCCGACCCCGGATCTATAACCATACACTCGGGATCGCCGGCGCAATAGTTTGGGACCATTGGGAACGCGCCGGCGACACTATATTCTAGTGTCCTGTAGGGCTCCGGTCGTGGACTGATCGCAACGAGCATTTCGCTTAAGAGCTTACGTCCTTCGGGCCAGCCTGTCCTAGTTGCCATGTCGACGGCTTGCTGCCAGGTTGCGGTCCCGGACCATGGGTTTGATTTTTGATTTTTGTCCGACTCATCGCGACTAGCGCGGCGACCTTTCCAACCAACTAATGATTCGTCCGTGGTGCTTTCGACGAACTCGCTCCACGAATTGAAGTCGCGGGCGTTGCACGGGGGGAGGGCGACCTTAGTCGGGAACGGTATAACTGATGTTTCCCATTCTAGGGGATCATCTAGCTGTCCACGTTGCGGTGTCTGCTCGCGTTGCTCGTCAAGATCCGGGTCTAGATCATCACCGTCCTCATCTAGAGGATCTTGATCTTCAAAGTCGAGATCCTCTTCGTCATTCGGTTGCGGCTTAAGACCCTTATCTTGATCTGGGACTAGGCCTAAGCGGGTTTTCCAGATTGGCCAGTCGGTGGTCATGGCTCTACCTCGGCACTTATTATTTTTACCTTGCCCAGTTTTAAGGCTAATGTCATACCGATGGTCTGCCTTATAGCCTCATCTGCCCGCTCAGCTAGAACTAGAACGCTTCCGTATTTTTCTAGTCTGCTACGCGGTGCATGATAGTTCACTCGCCACATTACCGCGCTGTTAGCGTTGTCGGTCATGCGACGGCCCTTTCCTTCTCCGCGGCGATTATGCAGACATCGCCGATAGTCTTAAGGCCGTCGCGGTAGTTCTCGGTTAGGTCTTTAGCGTCTTTGAGGCCAAGATTGGGGAACTGGACTCTTAGAACTTTGATTGCATCAATCATTTGATCCTTTACAACGAAGTCTCTAAAGTCCCGCATTGTATAATAGTCGTTATTGATAGGAGATTCGACGTTTTGCTTTTCCTTAACCCGTGGTGGCTCACCGGCGATGTTTTTGATCTTAGAGATTGTGTCCTGCGCGGCGCCCATCCAGATTGAACTTGCTGCTATCGAGTCCGCATCCATATCGACAGAATAGCCCTTTAGTCCTTTTGAGATCGCACGCATCGAGGGAATTAGGTGCGGAAGATTGAGTTGACTGCACGCTGAGCGAACTCGGTGAACATAGTCGAGCCACGCACTTGGGCCGAATATCTGCCTTTCCATATCGGGGTCGTAGTCGATAACCTCGAAAGCAAAGCGGTCGAGGGATGCGGCGTCAAGGGGATTACGGCCGACATACTGGCGATCGGCGCCGGTTCCGAAAGTGTTCGCCGCTAACAGGCATCGGAAGTCCTTGTGGACCTCGATAACCTTGTCGGGGAAGGCGATGAAGTTATTCGCGAGCGCGCTATTTAGGAAGCCTAATGCCGCTGCTGCCCACATATCGCCTTCGTCGATCAGAGCTAGACCACCATGCTCGATCACATCTCGCATCAGCGTCTTGATATACTCGCCGGTGGGGCTGGTATAGCCGCTGAGGTCGTACTTTGTCAACGCTTGCGCTATCGGATAGAACTTTAGATCGAGCGCCTCTGCTAACTGCACTCCCATGTGGGTCTTACCGGAGCCTTTTGGCCCAACGGCATAAACATGCTGTCCGGTTGAGAGCCACTTGAGAATCACGTCGAACTTTCGATGCCTCGGTTCGGCTTTTAGGATACGGTTTTCGCCGTGGGGCATTCTTAAGTCGATCGCTCGCGGCATTAGCTTCTCAACCGCAGCGATCGTAGACCGCTCGACCAGATCTTCGATCTCTTTAGATAAGTTATTGCCTAGACCGATTCTCTCGATCTCAGTGCGTGTATAGGTCTTAACTGCCTCCGCGACTGAACCTGTGAGCGCCGCTGTCGCTGCGTGAATACGGGGAGCGATAACGGCATCGGCGGCCTTTGCTAGGTCATCGAGATCGAATTGGGGTTTCGGTTTTTCGATCTCATTTTCGACTTTCGGAGTTCCAAGGAGATCGCCGAGTTTCGGAGTTTCGTCCGGCTTAAAAACTTTGGGTGGGCTGTCTAAGTCTAAAACATCGTTGCGTCCGAAGCGATCGCCCCCGCGGACTTTACGCCGGCCGTCCTGTTCCTCCGCCTCGCGGCGGATAATGCCATTGATATAGACATTGCCGATCGAAACGCACTTGGCAAGCCCGACGTCGCCCATTCCAGCCGCGGTGCGCTCGGAGACGCCCTTGGCGATTATCCATTGGCGGATTGCAGACTTTAGAGTGAGGCGAACTCTGAGGTCCGAGGCTTGCAGAGTATTAGGATTTAGATTACTATCACCCAATAGTATGGTGATATGATCCCACAATTCCGCGGCAGGGTTGTCGCCGATCATCAGACTGTCCTCCGTTTAGAGTCCAGCCAAACGCGCTGAAGGTCGAGCATGATCGGGCGAACGAGGTCGCAAATAGTGTGGGCGTCGAGATCCGACTCGGCCATTAGATAGTCGAGATTTAAACTAGCGATTGCCACGCTGGTTTCGTGGTTGTTGCTTCCGTAGTCGTACTCAACCTGATCCGCGCCGTTGACAAGGCGCCATAGGCTGAGTCTAATCGGCTGTGCCTTTGGAGTGGACATTTCTCATCTCCGGGTTTGAGGAAAAGACTCCACAGTTTTCGAGAAATAAGTCTCGATCGAAACCGTCGGGACTTTCGTTCGCGAGGGCGTCGGCAAGAGTCAGTAGACTTATCAGTACCGCGCTAGCTCCGCTAGCTCCACCGACTGCTCTCGCTTCTGTCATCTGGTCTCGACCGACGCTGGCGAGCCAGATGTAGTGGCGCTTGGTGAAGATGGACATTCTAAGCCTCTTAGGTGCTCGCTGCGCTCGTCAAATCTCTAGGATCGGGTTATTGCGGTAGACTCCTCGACAGACTTCTCGGCCTGCGCACTCGCTGCGCTCGTGACTAAGAACTCCGACCGCCTTTTGGTATTGACTCGCTGATAGCCAGTCGGAACTTGGCGCGGCGAGTGCTTTCGGGATTGTGCGTCGAGCGTCGGCGCGACTCTGCGACGCGAGGCGATAGATGCCGCGTGTTGGGTCGGTCAAAACATAGAAAACTTCGCCGGCGATTTCGCGAGTGGAGATTAGCATTTCAGATCTCCAAAACGACACCCGGTGCCGTGTGGCGCGGTGCGTTTTTCTTAACTGGCTTTTCCGACTCGACTAGGGCGAGCTTGCGGGCAATTGCGCGACTGAAGGCGAGCTCGCCATTTTTCCAGATTTTCTTAGCTAGGTGTTTACCGTGTTCAACCGCGACATAGTTGATGTTCTGATTTTGTATTTCGCGCAGCGCAGCGCGTTTGCGATCGCGTTCGGCTTCTAGCTGTCCGTTTAGTTCAGTCATGATCTCAGGATTTACTTGCGCGAAATCGAACGGTAGATCGACCTTGCGCCGCGATCCGTTAGCGCCAGGCGCTTCGCAGTGGAGAACGCCGACGGTGTCGAGGAAAAGAACTAATTGGGCGGGCATGTTACACGTCCCATCTGAGGTTTAGGTTCGCAACGTCGGTTTAAGCTTTACGATTTTTATTTTCAGTGTATCACAAGGTATGCCTTCGATCAAGCCGAGAGATCGCAATGGAGTTTTGAGCGATTTCAGCGGGTTGCAATTTTAAGCCCCTAATTAATTGCGAAAATCGCAACGCGGGGTGGCGCGCAGCGCGTGTCGGATCTCATATCTCGACTGCTGCGCTCATGATCTTCCAAGAATCTGAACCGACTTTAGAAATTCGCCCTTGGGTTGCGAGATCGTTTAGAATGTATTGAACCTCGTCTAGGGTGATTGAGACTGACTCGTCCATGTTGTTTATGATCTCTGCTGCGGTTTGCGGTTCTACATCTAGAACTTCTAGCACGTTATCGAATAGATTTAATGGTAGTCCTGAATTGGAACTTGCTGTTTCGTTACGCTTTTTTCTTCGATGCTCTCGAGCCCAGTCGTTGCTTTTTCCTCGCGCGGCGAAATGGGATTGTTCTTTTCCGATTATCAATAGGGTTTTAAAATCTATTATATTGTTTGTTTTCTCTACTATCTGATCTATTACGTCTAAGACGCTTTTGAATTGCTCGTATATGATCTTGTCGCGCGGATTGTTTTCTATGTCTAGGTTGACCTCGGCGCTCATAGTATTGATTGCGTGTTGAACTTGGTTTTGTCTAATGAACTTAGTCTCGTCGGCTATAGATTTTGCATGGTCTAGAATCTTTGATGCAGCCGTTACGACCTCAAGCATTCGAGCTTGTGTAATGGGCATTATATTTCCTCCCAGAAGCAATTATCGGGCTCGTATAGTCCGTCTTTATTCTTTAGAGAAAGTTTTGTTCCTTCTGGGCGTGGATTCATGTCAGTATAGAAGTTGTTGAAGTCTTGCCATCTACTACAGACTCGATCGTGGTTTCGGTCCATTATGTTCTTCCAAGTCCAATTCAAGGCATCGTCAACAACAGCTCCACGCTTAGAGCAGCCGCAGTCGGTCTTACCAGCGGCGAGCGCTGGCGTTGTTACTTCTATGACATTCCCACAAGAGCACTCAACAGTGACTCTGTTCTGTAAAACGCCGTATGGACTCATGCGGCGGGACAGCACTCGTAATTGTCCAAAGATCGCGCCGGGGATGAAGCGGGCTGGTTTGCCTGGCATGACTTGGGTTTCCTTTAGTAAGTTTGATTGTGAGTAGGATTAACAGGGTGATATGGTAAGTGGTGTGCAAGTAGAGTAACGGGTGTTTGTTTGGTTTTCAAATGGTTTGTTTGATTTGTATTTGGATCAGCCTAAAGGGGCATACCTTTATCGAACTGACTATAGACTCTTCTTCTTATATATTTTTTTTTTATACTATATAAGAAGATAGTCAGAAGCAAAGTGTATGCCCATCAAAGCCACTAGATCGTCTCACAACCTCGCACCCACACCCCGATAATCATATCAACCCGATTGTCGTACTTACTATTCTACTTACTATCGCGCCTTAGCTCGCTGGGATCGTTCTCCCGACTTTGCAAGCCATCGAGCTATGCGTGAGATCGAGCGCCGGGCGCGATAGGCCAAATGAGCCATGCAATCTTTGCGTAGCTCGCAGCGCGTTTTTCCTCTCGCCGCGCTTGCAATCCCTCGCGCGCGGGCGCATTATTTAGATCGTTGGGTTCTCCCCAACACCTGCCCAAGGCAGGTTCCGAGGCAGAAGCGGGCAGCCCTTCACGCGCTTGCGCGGCAAGGGTCTTTACTGCCATACCTAAATGAGGCGCAGCGCACTGCGGATTTACGAAAACCCCAAACGAGGAACTAGATCATGGCACAATCAGTTCATGCTGGCCGCTTGACCGACGTTGACGCGCTTCGCAAGGATGCGAACGATACCAATGCCGATCACGAAGCGTGGTTGAAATCCGCTGCGCTTCGCAAGTGTGGCGTTCACAATGGACAGGTGTGGGGAGCCAACGATGGTCGGCTCTATCCCATTCCTGCACCCGTTGGCTTCGCTCACCTTGCCGAACCGTTTCAGCCCTTTGCGTTTCAGGCGATCTACGAATTTGCCGTGAACCGCGTCGGGCAGAACACCGACGGTAAGGCGTTGGTCGAAAGCGTTGCTCAGGCGATGAGCGGCGCGAGCATACCGAGCGCGAAGGAAAAGGATGCGTTTGAGTCGGTATATTTCGATGAGATCGCCGACCGGATCGCCGCGCGGTATGGCGAGCTCGGGGAAAAGGCAACCAAGGAAGAAAAGGCCGCACGTGCGACGGCCGTTACCGCCACGGGTGAGGCGCGTCGAAAGGATCTGTTCGACGCGATCATCGCCTCGGCAATCGAAGACGGGAAAAGCGTAATTCCCGCGAAAGAGCGCAAGCGCGCCAAGGCCGCCCCGAAAACCGATGCGGTTATGGAATTGTAAAGAGCGTAACGACTAACGCAATAGGTGTTGCGATGCGAGCGACTAGAGCGTTGCCCGTGTCGCAACACCCCCGCACCCCGTTGGAGCCTCAATCAGACTTCAAGTATTCGAGTCCCGCACCACCCCCTTACCGAAAAATCCAAACTTTTTCACTATTTTGTCAATCGTTCTTCACCCGTATAAGGATCATGGCAATGTCTAAGACTTCAGACTTTAAGGAACTCAGCGCATGGCGCTCGGTTTTTGTCAAAACAGTTACTTCCTATAAGAGCACTCGGCGCCCGGCGCTCGTTTGGTTCGTCGAGGGCATTCTCTCGACGGAGCAGACCAAACCGAGTTCCCTTCTCCCGGAGGCCCACGCGAAGCATGTCGTAATAGGGAAAGAGTCCATTAGCTATGAATGGACTCCTTCTCTAGCAGCATAGTTAGGAACTCTAATGCCCTTTCTCCCCTCTCGCGGTCGGCCCGGAGTGACTCTTCTAATGTCCGTCGAGCGTGAACTGACTTCGGGGGATATTCTAAAACTCGCAACCGAACCGCGGGAGCGCATCGGTGTGCCTGTTTTGAAAAAGCTTCGGTCAATTCACCACACCGCCGCGCGCATGTTAGCGGCGGGGCGCTCTATCGAAGATACAGCTATCGCGACAGGCTACACCGCGCAGCGCATCGGCGACCTCGACCGCCAAGACCCTGCCTTTCAACACCTGAAAGCCTATTACCAAGATCAAATCAGTGAGGCGAACATCTCTGACGCCCAACGCGTTCAGGCAAAATTCCTCGACATGTCAGAGCGGGCGCTCGACCTTATCGACGGTGAGCTTGAGAAGGCGGAGGACGGTAGGATCTCCATTCCTGTAAGCGAACTTCGTCAGCTCGCTACAGCCGGCGCTGATCGGACAGTCGCTCCACCGAAACAAGCAACCCCGACCTCCGCGCCACCAACGCAAATAACCTTCAACATCGGAAGACAGGATCTTCGCCCGAAAGAACTCGGCGATAATGCGAAGGACATAACGCCGAAAGTGGAGTCGGTCGAGTGACACCGCAGAAGCAGCTATTTCCACATAGTCCAGCTAATGGACTTTATGGCGATTGCCATCGTGCTGCCTTAGCGTCTATTCTAGATCTTCCAATTCTAGACGTTCCTCACTTTATGGATGGTCTCGGACCGCTTGAGGGTGAAGAATTTGAGCGTCGTCAGAGGGGGTTTCTAGCCACACTAGGGTATGTTCCCATTATTGTTCCATATGTTGGCACCGACGGCCTAGATACCTTGTTAGCTTCTATTGCCCATAATTGCCCTAATGCGTACTATCTACTTGGAGGAGATGCAGGTCGCGGCGCTGGCCACACGGTTGTTGGATACAACGATAAGATAATTCACGACCCACATCCGAATAATTGTGGAATTATCGGTCCAATGGCAGACGGGTACTTCTGGGTTACCTACATTGGCAAGCTGTTTCCACCGCCATGATTATATCAGCCACCCGTGCTCCGAAGATCCACCGACCTTCCCGCTCTCAGCAACCTGGAATCGTTCTTGGACTTCGCTACGAACGCCGCTTCATTAAGACGCTGCGCGAAACAGTCGGCAGTAAGTTCCAGGTCGAATATCAACCGTGGTTTTTCTATGTCGACGGGGAGGGTAATCGCTCCGCGTGTGCGCCCGACATTCTTCTCCATGACGACGAGCTTTGTATAACCTATGTGATCGAGGTCAAATACACCTGGGTTCCCGCAGCATTAGTTAAGCTAAAGACTCTCTACTGCCCCGTTGTATCGAAAGCCCTTGGCTGCGATACAGAACCTCTAGTTGTCGTAAAGCGCCTAACACCGGAAGCCCCTTCACCGCGCCTAGGCTTACTGATGGCTGGAACCTCCCCGCTATTCCAGTGGCTCGAATCGAATTCGGTGGTTCTATGAGCTATAGGTTAACTCCCGACGAGCTTCGAGTATGGCTAGAGTGGGCCGGCGCCCGACTTATCGCAATGCCCGGAGGTCGAATAGGCCCAGCGAATTATAAAGTCTATTGGCCCGAGTTCTCGCAAGAAACATTTCAGGTTCTAGAGTTTCGTAAAATCGCCCCACTTCGTGCCTCGGCGCCATCTAAGGACGAAATTCCTCTTGTTGACGAAATACTTACATTTCCAAGTGTCTGCAAGGACATATACACCCGCCGCGTTTTACATGTGCGCGCATTAGTTCACCCAGTAAATCATCGCTACCTTTACAAATGGACTAGAATCGCGGAACTTCTCCATACAGATCGTCAAACTGTACGAAATTGGCACGCTAAAGGACTTAGGGAAGTCGTAGCGAAAGCCGATCCTGTAAAGGTATGCCGGATAGCCTTCGCGCTCCAAAACATAACGTGAACAGAGCAGAAACCCCTTGCATTCTTTCAATCCTTATGGGACGCTCCGATAGCCTCGTTTGATGCGCCCCTGCGGCGCTCCGGGGCTTTTCGGTGGGGTTGTTACTTGGACGGGAGGTTCCCTAGGATCTTCCGTCCATTTTTTGTCGGTGTTCTAGGTTCCTAAAGTAAGTTCCTGGAGTCGATAGTAAGTTCCTGGAGTCTGATGGAATACGTTCGACCTTATCTCTATCCAAAGCAACATGATGCGTTTTTCGTTCCCATTAGGTATGTTCTGACAGAGGCGAGCACGAAATCGGGCAAGACGGTAGGGGCAATTGCCTGGATTCTCGAACAAGCCTTTGCCGGTAAGGACAATATGAACTATTGGTGGGTTGCACCAATAGCTCCCCAAGCAGACATTGCTTTTCGGCGTATTAAAGCAAATTTAACGGTAGGTTCCTTTGTAGCGAGGGAATCTCCTACTCCGACTATTCGTCTAATAACTGGCGCTACGATCTCTTTCAAGAGCGCCGACAATCCCGATTCGCTATTCGGCGAGGATGTTTTCGCGGCGGTGGTGGATGAGGCAAGTCGTTGCAAAGCCGAATCTTGGCACGCCCTGCGCTCAACCCTGACCGCGACCGGCGGCCCCGTTCGCATCATTGGAAACGTTAAAGGTCGTAAGAACTGGTTCTACGATCTTAGCCGCCTTGCCCAGAGCGAGATGGCGAACAACCCCAACTCAAACATGAAGTACGTCAAGATAACCGTTCTTGACGCAATCGAAGCTGGCGTTATTCCACAGTCTGAGCTTGAGGACGCCCGAAGGACGCTCCCGGAGAATGTCTTCAAAGAACTCTACATGGCCGAGCCAAGCGATGACTCGGGTAATCCGTTTGGCTTAGACCATATCGCTAAATGCACGGTTAATCGACTTAGCGAAAAGCCGGCGGTGGCCTTCGGAATCGACCTCGCTAAGAAGCACGACTATCTAGTTGTGATCGGCCTAGATGAGGATGGTTTTGTCTGTGTTTTTCAACGCTGGAACAACATTCCCTGGCGCGAGTCGATTAAACGAATTTGGGACATAATTGGAGAGGATGTTCCTGCGCTAGTCGATTCTACTGGAATCGGCGACCCAATCTTGGAAGAACTCCAAGTCGGGCATGGTAACTTCGTCGGATACCACTTCTCTCCGCTCTCGAAGCAGCGTCTTATGGAGGGTCTTGCGGTTTCGATTCAGGGCCAAGAGATTCACTTCCCTAGTGGGGTTATTCGGTCCGAGCTTGAGAGCTTCGAGTATGAGCTAACACGGACCGGAGTACGCTATACCGCGCCGGAAGGACTATTTGATGACTGTGTCTGCTCTCTTGCCCTCGCTCGCGAACAATTGTCGACAACCGCGCCCGGCGCAAACTTGATGGAGTTTTACGCGGGTGAGGCAAAGCGCGCTCAAGCTATGTCCGAGTCCGACATTACTATTCCCGAACAAGGAATTGGACGTGAATTTGCACGAGCCCTCCTAACGAAGGAGGAAATCTTCGACAACGAACTAACAAACCTCTATAATGAAACCATGAAACAATATGAACCCCAGGCGACAAAGTGTGCCCGTTGCGGTGTTGAGATTAAAGGACCAACGAGAGTCAGCGACGGCTTCTCTGTTTGGCACCCAGAATGCACCATTCGTGGTGGGAGGTTAGCAGCCTAATGGCAAAAGGACGTGCTTATACCGAAGCTGAAGATCGGGCAATTCTAAATTGGCGACACGGAAACGGTGAAGGTCTCGCAGCAGAGTTGGGTCGTAGTTATTCGTCAATCAAAGAGCGCCGAGCTAGGCTTATCGGCAAGCTAACCTTTAGCTATAAGCAAGGCCCTCGACCTGCATATACGGTGCCAGTAGAACGACAGACAATTCCGCTCTCTGCCCCATTCGCCCGACCTCTTTGGTTTAAGGACGAAAATATTACGAAAATCGCTACCCAGCGGCGCATGTTGTGAAACTCTATATCAAAATAGATGGCCAGCCCGCAGTGATAGTCGGTTATGGACCGGGGAAGAATGGTCCGCAAGCAATCGTAATTGGCCTTGCCCCACATCCCGTTGCGGTGTCGTTAGACAAATGTCTATTACCGAAAATTCCTCGCAAGTTAGAACGCAAGATAAAGTCTTGGGCAAAGCGAGAGACGATCAACGCCCAAGTCGAGCTGGTGATTAACTGATGAGTCGTGATCTCTCCTTCCATGAGTGGCGACGACAGGAAGAGCTAAAGAAGTCCCCCGCGCGCGGCGGGGCGCAGACGCCAATTTCTCCTGGAATGGGAATGCTAGGTCATACCGGAGTCCCTGCTAACCGACCCGGATACGGTCCTGGCGGTAATATTGGCCTCCCTGCGCCTGGTAACACTGGCGGACTATCTAACTCCAAATACACAAATGAGCGCCCCGATCAACCCGATCCTTGGATCGACGACGTTGATATGGGTGCAAATTGGTACAGTCCATTTCAACCTATTTGGCCCTTTGGACCGCCCTATGTCAATCGGCCTAGGGAGTGGGATTTTCCAGTTGGATATAACTTAAACTATATCCAGCCTCGAATGGAACTTATGGCTATGCTTAAGGGCATGGCTCGGACGTGGGGGGTGTTGGCTACGATCATCGCAACACGCCAAGATCAGTTGTTACGAATCCCCTGGACCATTCAGCGTCGCGATAAACCTCGACAGTCGTCGAAAGCCGTCGACGAAATGCGAAAGTTCTTCAGGAAACCCGACGGTAAATTGTCTTATAGTCAATGGAGCCGAAAGCTAACCGATGACTTGCTCATACTCGATGCTCCTTGCATCTATTTTGCAAGGGACCGTGCTGGACGCCCTCTTACCGCGGAAGTGCTATCTGGACAAACTATCTTTCCCCTTATCGACGACGCCGGTAGACGGCCTGATTCTATTGTCGAAATCGACTCAAACGGGATTGAATACCTCAAACGACAGCCGGCCTTCCAACAGATAATCAAGGGCCTTCCGATGGTGGATCTCGACGAGAGTGAGATCCTCTATTGTCCGATGCGGCCCCGACCAGAGATGCCAATGTTCGGCTATCCAGCGACGGAGCAGATTCTCGTTGAAGCGTCGGAAGCGGTTCGGAAGACCTTCTATCAGCTGAACTTCTGGGCCGAGGGAACGATCCCCGACTTAGTAGTCACTGTACCAGATCAATGGTCGCCGCGCCAAATTGCGATGTTTCAGGCCCATTTCGACGCAATGTTGAGCGGTAATCTGCGTCTAAAGTCGAAAGTTCGGTTCCTTCCTGGTGGAATGAAGCCTTTTGACATTAAGAACTCTTCAGGTGAGAGTCTGTGGTCTCAGCGCGATGAAACTCTTATCCGACTTGCCTGCTATGCCTATTCAGTTTCGCCAGCACCGTTTGTTCGGATGCTCAATCGTTCGACGGCGCAGAATGCTCAGCAGATGGCAGAGGAAGAGGGTCTTTATCCGCTTATGTCGTTCTGGAAGGACGACATAATTGATCCAATTATCCAAGATAGATTTGGTTACGATGACATCGAGTTCGTCTTCCTACCAAGACCGGAACCCGATTTGGAGAAACAAGCCAAAATCCATGACATAAAGATCAAGTCGGGAGAGATGTCGAGGAACGAGGCGCGGGAGGTCGAGGGTCTAGAGCCAATTCAGTATGGCGACATTTATACGATACAAGTCGGCAATGCAGTTATTCCCCTGAAAAACGCAGCGCAGGGCGACGCAATGCCTGTTCAGGGCGGTATGGGCGCTGCGAAACCCGGCGACGGAGGCGGAAATGTCAAGACTGAAGGTCCGCCAGCGAACAATGTCCCGCAAAGAGGTCCCCCAAAACCGCGAAATGCAACCCCGACACCGACAACAGTCTCAAAATGGATTGATGACCTCCTATTCAAGGTCAGTTATAGCGACGTTCGGCACGCAGCTGCGGAATCTGAAGGCGATATAGACAGGGTAAGCCACCTTGTTCAGCACGTTGGGAACTATAAGAAGGGTCATATCTGGATTCAAGGATTGAACATCTCTATCGAGAATGAAAAAGGCTCCTACCGAGGTGAGAAAGATCAAAGTGGGAAGAAGTGGCAAGTTAAAATGCCAACCGCCTACGGTTATATTCGAGGAACCCTCGGCGCCGACAATATGCAAGTCGACGTCTACTTGGGCAAGCACCCAAAGTCTACAACCGTCTGGGTTATAGACCAGGATAAAGTAACCCCACAAGGTGCGAATAAAGGTTTCGACGAACACAAGGTCATGCTCGGATATAATAGCCTTAAAAAAGCCCTCAAAGACTATCTAAAGTCGCATTTCGACGGTCATGGCCATGAGCGAATTTGGGCCGTTACAGAGATCAGCATCGGTGATTTCAAATCTTGGCTAAAGTCGGGTGACATGAAACAGCCAATCGCAGACCAGCGGGTTGGGACCGTCGTTCTTCGCCAGAACGACATCGAAAAGGCCGACACAATCTCAACCGCAACAGGTTTAAACTGGTATAGCCAGGGCGCTGCGGTGCCGAAGCCGAAAAAGAAACGTCGTAGACCGAGTCGCGGCCCTCGGTGGCTTCAATTGGGAGCAGCTTAGTTGAGTTTCCAGCAGAATGCTATGGCGGCGATTGTCTTAGCGATTATAATTTGTGCCCTAGTTTTAGCCGTTGCTAGCTATTATATCTAACGATGGACACCAGCGTTCAATGGGCCTTTCGGCCGGCAAGACGAAAATTCGCCCGATCACTCACAGTAGTCGTCACGCCCCCAAATCCATCTTGGCCATCCACGACTTCCAAAGGAACGGTAGTTGCAACACTCCAAGGTACTTGGGATGATGGGTCAGCCTTCGTGGGTGATTATATTTTTGCGTCGCCAAACTTCAACGATGGTGGTGTTTATGCAATGACATTAAATTCCGATCATAGCGCGAATTTGATAATCGACCCTAACGGTCCCGGAGTCGGTAGTGCTGGTGGAACTATCGAACACGTTACAATCGAGGCGAGAAGCTAGCTGATGAAGAAGTTAACCTTAAGTTTCCTATTTCTACTATCGAGCACTACTGTCTGTCCAGCTCAGACGACATATACTATCTTTGGTAGTTCAATACCAAAGACCCCCATTGACCCAGATACCGCAGCGGTGACGTTAGGTGTTAAGTTCACCTCGACGCAAGCAGGTAAAATTAGCGGAATAAGATTCTATCGAGCGCAATCGAGTCCTAGTGGCTATTCGGTTGCTTTGTACAGTGCAACGGGTACTCGACTTGCACGGACTAGTACTGCACAGGACACCTGCACGGTGCCATGCTGGGAACAGGTTAGCTTCTCAGCACCGGTCTCAATCAATGCGAACACGCGCTACGTTGCAGCATATTGGACACCACACGGCGGCTATCCCGACGACCAATACGCACTAATTAGTAACATAACCAATGTTCCGCTAACGGCGCTCTCAAACGGGTCTTCTGGGGGAGATGGCGTATACCGATACGGATCAGGCATCGCTTTTCCAACGAGCAGTTGGAACGCTAGCAACTATTTCGTCGACATAGTTTTCACCCCAACGATATCGCCTCAGCAAGTAATTTCCTCAATCAATTTGTCAAATAAGACAATCGCCGCAAACCAGCCAGCAGGGACGATTGTTGGACAAGCTAGCGTAGTGATGTCGCCAACAGCGCCGACGTTTTCAGGTGCCCTTGCAACTCCCACTACCGATGCTTATTTTCAGATGTCAGGGGCGATTCTGACAACGAAAACACCGCTAGGGGCAGGGACGTACAATACCTCAATCGTCGCAACGCAAAGCGGAATCAATAACTCGCCCTTTACCCAGGGTGAGTCTATTACTGTTACAGCGGCGCCAACTTTGACTCTCAACGTTGCAAACCCGAATCCAGCCTTACCAACAAACGCACCGCCGGGAACCATAGTAACAACTATTCAAGGTCAATGGAGCAATGGCGCGGCGTTTACAGGTTCATATCCGTTCGTTGCGCCGAATTTCAGCGACGGTAGTATTTATTCCGTCATATTAAATGCTAACGGCTCTGGAAATTTGATCGTTAATCCATCTGGCCCGGGAGTTGGATCGACTCCAACTACTGAGCATGTTACACTAGAGGCCCAGCAGTGATTAGATATTTTGCTGTTAGTGTTTTGTTTCTTACTAGTGTCGCTACTGCTCAGATACTCAGTCCTCCAGTCGATATACCAATTACAATAACGAACCCAGGCGGAACCTGTCCACAAGGGTCGTCACTAGGCGACGGTTGCCCAAATGCACCAATTGCGACAATTCAGTACCCTAACCTATTGACAGTAAGTCAGGGCTCAAATTCCCACCCGATTTGCTCAGGTCGAGGAACGAGTGCTCCAGGCTTTGTTATTATCCAATCAACCGGCGCTGCTAGCGCGACTAATTGTCAGCCCTGGAATGTGGCTGGCGTGGATTATTCAGTTGGTATTCCAACTGGAACAACTCTAACTGATTGGCGAACCGCATTCGCAACTTGCATCAGTGGTGGAAGCTGTACAGTTGGTGGGGCTAGTTGGACTTACAACTCATCCAGCATATTCCTTCAATGCACTAGCGGTAATGCAGTCTTAACAGCAATTGATTGGACGTTTACACAATCAGGTAGCCCAGGGAATATCTATCATACGGGTGGGTGCGCTAGTATTACACTAGACAAGAATAAGATCGGTTGCCAGGCTAGTTCATCTTCCGGCGCGCTGTCATGGTTCGTTCACGATCAAGGCGGGACGAATCTAACTATTACTAATAGTACATTAGACTTCTCCCCTTGTAGTTCCGTTGGGGCAAATTGCCAGACAGTTGGCCAACCCGGACTAAGCATCATTACCCAGACCAATGGGTCGTTGGTGATGAAGTATAATTGGTTGGCGCACTATTGCGACCATACATATGAGCAAATAGGGACGGCAAATTCGACAGGAGTCACTATACAATACAATTTACTGGATGACCCGAATAACGGTCTTGCATCCAGTGCCCATATGAACTGGTCACAATTTGGTCAAAACAATGGGCCGACCACGATCTCCTACAACACCGAATATATGTACCAGAGCCCGACGGCGGGAAACGAAGGCTATCAGCTATATTCAAACGGTCTTAGTACTCAAGCCACTCCGATGACGATCTCCAACAACACGATGCTGGATACGTCTGGAGAGATGTGTGCCGGCTATCACGGTACGACAAGCTCGGACTTTCCAACGCACGTGTCTGGGTCGAGCCCGCTGCTGAATCAGAATAACTACTTCGGCGCGACCAGCGGTGCCGTAGCTAGCTGCAACGCTGCACTTGGGTTTTATATTTTCTACTACCCGAACTCGTTTAGCAGTACGCCGCTTTCGGGCGATTTAGTTGGTTGGACAAATAGCGGCAACGTCGACATGAGCACCGGCGGCACGGTCACTCCGTGATAACGCTCCGACATAAACCGCTGCTACCCCGCCGACGGACTGTCGAAGTCCCGCGTGCTAAATTAGAAATTCCTGTCTATCGTCCATTTATACCCCATTGCCGATTTCGGTATAAATTCGACCGCGAACCGATTGTTAGCGCTGTCGCGTTCGACGCCAAGAGTACGGCTGATACGCTTTCGGGCGCATCGGTTCTCACGGTCACAAATGCTAACCTGACGATTGGAACTATCAGCAACGGGGCGCTAATAGCGATCCTTCTTCTAGACAATCATCTTCCGGCGAGCGCCGCGGTAACTTGGAATGGAGTGAATTGCCCACTAATCGGCACGATCAATACAGCCAGTGGAAATAATGGGCGTGTTGATCTTTACGGACTGGTAAACCCTGCCTCCGGTAATCACTCTCTCGTAGCAACGTGGCTGACGACATCCTGTCAGGCTATGCTTTATGGAGTTTCGTTCAGTGGTGTTAATCAAACTGGCGGTACGACCTCATTTGCACATTTTGGTTCCTCAGCGACCGCAACCGCGGCACCATCGGTAGCTATTACGAGTGCCACTGGTAATGCGGTTGTCGGAGCATTTACGACAGATGCGCCGGGGACCATAAGCTCGACCGGAAATACGAATCTATTCATTGACAACGGCGGCGCTAACATCGACGGCGCTGCTGAATATGCTAGCGGGGCAGCGTCAGTATCAGTCAGCGGCGCAGTGACAGCAATCGGTAATTGTGCAATAGCTGGCGTCGATCTAGTTGCAGCTGTAGCGGCTGGAGCAACCCCATATAATCCGTGGCCCCAATGGGCACCCGTTTTGGCACAATGAGCGATGGTTGACTTTCTCTTCGACAAGGAAATTCTAGCGGGGACTGTTGGAGGTCTTCGATATGAGCGGGAAAATAAGTCGGAAAATTACGTCACAATTCCTCCCGCGTTTCTAATTACAGATGCCGACGGTGGAATGTGGAGCTTCGGGCCTGAGTATATTAAGCACGGTTGGATTTTCGAGTTTAATGTTCTCAGGAATGATGTCGACACCGGGGAAGTGGCATATAAGATCGAGTATCAGAAAGGTGTTGTGACAATATACGGCGTTAACGGAAAAAAGCGTTGGTCGAGTAAATCGTTTATTTAAACCTCTAGGAGAATTTAGATGGCAAAGGAATATTCGGTTGGCGGTGACGGCCTTACACTTGCAAACCAAGCGGTGACATTAGTTTTCATCAACCCAGCGGCGGCCGTGACACCGATGTTGAACTTGCTCCGTATGTGGGCAAGTCAACAGGGTTCAGCGACCTCGGCGCAACAGAGGATCGAGGCGGAGACGCAAGTGACCGCGTTTCCGACATTAGTTTCCGCCACACCGCGACATCTCAAACGATCCGACACGGTGGCTTCGCTCATTGTCGGTGGTACGGCCGGCGCCGCCGGTACTTGTGGAATTAACGCATCTGCGGAAGGTGCCGGGTCAAAAACTGTGATGTTTGGAGATAACTTCAACGTCTTGAACGGATATTTGTGGGTGCCAACACCTAGAGAGGTCATCGAACTCACTGCGGGTGATGCGTCGGGATTTGGACTATTCCTGCCCGCTGCAGCGGCTTCGCTTACTAACTGGGCCTGCGGCATCAACTACGGCGAAGGTAGCTAAACTTGACGATAGGAAGTGAATTCGTTAAGCGGCTTACGACTTTATGGGAGCACGGAACTATGGCCGTTATTTATAAATTAGCACCGGGAGGCCACGGGGTTGTAGTGGTCGAGGAGGGTATGACTACCCAGAAAGTCTTCGACGATCTTCTAGATCGGGGTTGGTCAATGTATGATCTATCGAATCCCGAAACGGGGAAGAAGCTGGACACTCTCGATCCCGCTTCGACCCTAGTTGTTGCGGTTCCGTGGAAGTAGTGATTCTCTAAATGGGTCTCTACTACAACCCACAACCCCCGCACATTGGCGCGAGTCAGCCACTAGAAGGTAAAAAGCTGACTCCGCCTTCGGGTCCGTTACCGCAAAGTCCGCCAGTGTTGCTCACAGCGGCGACGCTGGCGATTATATTGTCCGGGTGGGCGCCAGCTAGTGCCGCGCCGCAGACATCACCTAAGCTAGTTCCCCAAGCAGTCGTAAGCGGTCCTCCCTTATTAAATAACACGGCCCTTCAGACCATTCTATCGGCTTGGGCTTCGACGGCACCGCCGATCCAGACTCTGGAACAGCTAGTTCCACCGCAGTCTGGCCCGCCGCCGACTAATCCGCCATTCGCGGGTGGGGCGGAAGTTTCCGAGTCAGTTTTAGTTGCCTGGTTGCCGCTACCCCCGTTACCGCCGGTAGCAATAAACCTTGATCCACCTATTGCGGGTCCAACTCCGCAGAATCCCCCATTTACTGGATCGCAAGTTCCGTTAGCGGTTTTAGACGCCTGGATTCCGCCCCCACCCGCGTATCAAACTACAGACTTAATTCCTGTTCCAATTTCAGGTCCGACTCCCCAAAATCCTCCCTTCGCGGGGACGGGGGTTCCTGAGTCGGTTCTTGTTGCGTGGCTACCTCCACAACCGGCGGCGATAACTGTCGACTTAATTCCAGTCCCAATTTCCGGTCCGGCAGCTGGCTATGTCCCAACCGGAGCAGTCGAGCCCTTAGCCGTTTCAGTTTCTTGGCTGCCGCCTCAGCCAGCGGCGATTACTGCGGTCAATTTAAATCCCCCAATCAGTGGCCCTGCGCCACAAAATCCTCCGTTCCCCGGTGGACTTGAGATCAGTTGGTTAGATCCTGGAAGTCTCCCGACTCTTCCCCGAAATATCGCTCCGTTGTTGCCAATCTCGGCACCCAGTTATTTACCCGCGAATCAATATCCAGTTGCCATTGAAATCTCTTGGCAATCGTTCGGTAGCTGGCAATGGCAAGATTTACAACAGCTAACGCCGCCCATTAGCGGTCCGACTCCGCAGAATCCTCCAATTTCTGGCGGCGCGCAAGTTCCTGAGTCGGTCTTAGTCAGTTGGCTTCCCCCACCGCCAATTCCGCCCATTGTTGCGGACAATCTAAGCCCCCCGATCGCCGGCCCAGTTCCGCAGAACCCACCCTTCGTAGGTGGCGCGTCTGTTCCTGAAGCAGTTTTAGCCGACTGGATAATCGCACCCCCAACGTACCAGTCGACAATAAATCTAAATCCCCCGATCTCCGCGCCGTCGGCATTTATACCAACACCACCGTATCAGGTCTCGATCGAGATTTCGTGGCTACCATCCGATCCGAGATTTCAGACTGCTAGGAATCTTGTTCCGCCAATTTCTGCTCCGCCACCAGGTTATCTACCGACCGGCGCTACTGTCCCGCTAGCGGTTGAGGTTGCATGGCTCCCGCTGCCTCCGAGGCCTCCATCAGCGTCGATTCTCGAGCCACCGCAATCAGGACCAGTTCCGCAAAATCCACCAATATTTGGAAACAAGCCAGACGTAATACTACAATCGTGGCTCGCTTTACCAGCGCAGCCCCAGCTGCCATCATATGTCGTTGCTCTACTTCCGACATCAACGAATCCACCCTTCGGCCTTGCACCAGTTTTAGCGATTGAAGTTGCGTGGGGCAGTCTACAGACCTATCAACTACCAACTCCAACGCTACTAACCCCGCCGATCAGCGGTCCCTCAGCACAAGTTCCTCCATCTAATGTCGCAGCTAGTGTCCCAACGACAGTTCTATCCTGGTACGAGCAGCCAGCTTGGACCCCGTCAACAACACAACCCATTCTACCACAGCCATCGGCGTTTGTTCCCGCGACTGTTCTACCACCTGGAATCGCCCTTTCGTGGGCAGTTTCAGCCTACGATATTACATTCTCCCGACACCAGACACCGCCGAGTTCCGGCCCAGTTTCGTCAATTCCACCACTTCGTAGTTCGATGCCCGCCGGCCTTATGGCGTGGTATCAGCCAGAGGGTGGGCGGTTCCAGCGTCCAGTTGTTTTCCCTCCGCCCAGTGTTCCGACTCTCCATATCACCCGGCGCTATGTTCAGCAAGTTCAAAAGATTTCCTACAACATAGCCGTTCCCGCGACCTACTATGTTGTCAAAGTCCCATCGAACCCGGGAAGTAGATCAATGCCCGCCATCGCCGCGCTACCCGCAGTTGGTGTTAACCAAGCCCAGACAATGGGAGTGGACTTTGGCAACTTCCTACCACCAGGTGTGACATTAGTTGGAACTCCGACGGTGAAGCTAACTACATCCTTTGGAAATGACCCTAACCCACAGTCTAGAATTTCTGCTGGTCCTGTTGTTGGAACTATAAGCCCTGCGCTCAACGGGACGGGACTAGCCAACACTTCGATTATTTGGCAGGTTGAGGGTTGTCTTCCTGATGTTTTCTACATTGTTGAGCTTTCCTGCGCCCGCTCCGATCCCGATATTGCCGAAGCATCTACTAGATTTCCCTGTTATGCACCCGCTTGATTAAGGAGATTTTAAATGGCAACACTAGTTAAGATGAACATTTCCGCCATTGGCGGTACGATTCAGACAGGATTCTCTGGAGTCCTTGCCGCAGATGCCGCAGGGAATGTTACTGTCGACAGTCGTGATGCATTGGATATTCTTCGCGCAGGTGGGATTTTCGTTAACAATGTGAATATCTGGTATCCACTAACGCCGGCCCCAGCAGCAGGAGTTGTTGGTAGAATTGTCGCTTCAGCAACACTAGCAAACGGCTCCGCGACGATTGCAAACCAACCCGATTATCCTCGGATGATCTCCTTCCGGGTCGATCCAACGACGGGGACAATCACTGCCGGCCAAGCTGCGATCAGCTATATTGCTAATGATGGAACGGTTACAACCGATGTCCTTTCGCTCGTTACCGCCGCCACTGTCTTAAGCCAGAACACGTCGAAGGGCGTTTCGCATGTGAATTCGATTGTTGTGTCAGGACTCGTGGGCGGCGCCTCGCCGGTTATGCAATCCGACACGCTGAATATCTTCGGTCTCCCTGTTAGCCCTGGCTTCCAGTCCTTCGCTATTGTGAAAGCTAATGTCGACGGGGCGGATACAGGCTGGGTCGTTTCAGCAGCGCAAGCGGCAGGCGGGTGTGTTCAGCCGTCAACCGCGCCTAATGGAACCCACACCTACGGTTTCCAAGCGACATTCCTTGTTGCGGACATCTAAACCCGATGCCAACCGCCGTTGAGCTTCTTCAGACCGGAGCGGACTTCTACTCCAAGGGAAATCTCGACAGTGCGTCGATGTATTTCCAAGCTGCTCTGCGCGAGGCGCCCAATTTTTGGCCCGCAATGTCGAGCCTCGCAGTTGTATTGGATAATCAAGAAAAACTAATAGCCTCGGCGACCTTATGGGAGCGAGTTATTAACATCCGACCAGATATCCCGTTGCATTGGAGTAACTACGGTAATATCCTAATGCGCTCGTTTCGCTTTATCGAGGCCGAGGCGGCGCTTAAGAAAGCAGCGGATATGTCCCCCGACGATCCAGCTATCTGGCACAACCTGGCGCTACTATACGGCAGGATGTCGAGAAATAAAGAAGCCCTAGAGTGTATTGATCGGGCACTCGAATTAGGGCCGAATAACATTGGTGCGCTGACTGACAGGTGTTACTTCCTCATGGCCGACGGAAAAAACTTCCCCTCTTCTTGGGAAGACTATGAAAGCCGATGGTATAAGCTCAAGCATCTTCTTCCTTGGGACTTCAACATCCCCGAGTGGAAAGGCGAGAGTCTACAAAATAAGAATATCCTGCTTCATTCTGAGCAGGGTTACGGGGACGCAATTATGTGCGTTCGGTTCGCGAAGAACCTTCTTAATATAGGGGCGAAGCGGGTTACGCTCGGTTTGCCCGTTTCTATGTGCGAATTTATCGCCGCGCAACGGTGGGAAGGAGTGGATGTTATTGACGTTGAGAGAATTACCGATGAGGACGCTAAGAAGTTCGATTTCCATTCACCAATGTTCTCCGCTCTGCGATGGCTCAGAACAGTTCCCGACGATATAAGCGGCGCAGCGTATTTAGTTCCGACAAAAAAGACCGTTCTCGGCACTATTGGTGAGGGCTTTTACAATGTTGGAATTTGTTGGTCCTCTGGGAATAGGAATGACATAAATACTGATTGGCGCCGACGGAATGTTCCATTAGAGCTATTTTTGCCGCTGGCTGCTCTTCCACATGTTAAACTATGGTCCCTCCAAGTTAGCGAAGATGCAAAGGCGATTGAGACCTTGGGAGTTTCGGCGCTTATTGAAGATCCGACTAAACATCTTAGCGATTGGTCTGATACGGCTTCGTTTGTAGCCGCGCTTGATCTGGTTGTGACTGTCGATACCGCAGTCGCGCACCTTAGCGCGGCGCTCGGTAAGCCGACTATAATGCTTTCCGGCTACTGTAAGTGCTGGCGCTGGTGGGATATTCAGAACGGCACAGGGCGACCGTGGTATAATAGTATGGAAATCTTCTGGCAGACGGAGCCAAAGGATTGGAAGAATGTAATGCGCCGCGTTCGGCGCCGAGTTCAAGAGTATGTTCCACCCGCGGAGGAGCTGAAAGTCGCATGACAACTGCTCTGCCCGATGTTACGGTTGTTATCATCGACGCGGTTGAGCATGAGTTGTCACGGCTTGCACTTGTCGATACGCTAAATCAGATAACTCCAGGCGACGTTATGATCATTAGCGATACCCCGGAGAGAATTGCAGGCGATTTAGACGTCCAGGAGATTGAAGTTCCCGCAATTCGGAACATGCAAGAGGTTGAGCGCGTTTTGTGGTATCTTGTACCGAAGCATCTAGGGACTCACTTTGCACTCATCATTCAATACGATGGATGGGTCACAGATGGCGCTATGTGGCGGGATGATTGGCAACGGTTCGACTATATCGGAGCTAAGTGGCCCTGGCACCGCGGTCTGCGGGTTGGAAATGGCGGCTTTAGTTTGCGCTCGACGCGGTTAATGAACTATATCGCCCGACACCAGGAGTCGATTCCCGTTCAAACACCGGAAGATGATACCCTCTGCCGACGCTATAGAATGGACCTAGAAATTCGCTGCGGGTTTGAATGGGCACCAGAAAGAACAGCAGAGCAATTTAGCTTTGAGCGCGGCCCACGGCCCTCACAACCGACATTCGGGTTCCATGGAATATTCAACTGGCCCAAAATGCTTTGCTATGGTGATCTAATAGCTCGGATGGACCTCGCGACGGACTATCTACGATCCAAACCTGAGTGGCGCGAATTGCCGGAAGCTAACTAAAGGAGTCCTGATATGAGTTGGTCAGTTAGTGCAACATTGCCTGACCCGAGTTCCGACGTTAATACGATGAAAGAATCTGCACTCAGTCAAAACCCCGAATGCAGCGACCAATTCGATGCTGCTCTAGCTGCAATGTCCACAATTATTGCTAGCGGCACAGTTGGAGACCAGAGCAAGCAATTCTATGTCTCGATGAGTGGACATTCAAACCCCAATCACGAACCGCGAGAGGGTTGGGCAAACGACATGATTACAATTTCAATACGCCAGAAGTAACCTAGATGCACGACACCGCGCGGCAAACAGGTCAGGCGTTCTTCAAAATCTATGGCCGAGAGACGGGGACAGTCCTCGACATCGGCTCTATGGATATTAATGGAACCCTGAAAGATTTTGTTCCATCGGGAATGAACTATTGTGGCGCGGACTTGTTCGACGGAAAGAACGTGAATATCGTCTTGTCGAATCCATACAATTTCCCTTTTGCCGAGGGTGACTGTGACTTAATAGTCTCAACATCCTGCTTCGAGCACGATCAGTTCTTCTGGCTGACTTTTATAGAAATGTCGAGAGTCGTTCGCCGCGGCGGTTTTATTTATATCTCTGCCCCTGTTGGCGGCCCAGTTCATCGACATCCAATTGATGCTTGGCGGTTTTATCCCGACGCCGGAAGGGCGTTAGAATCTTGGGCAAGGTTTAATGGACATGAAATTGACCTAATCGAGAGCTTCCTCCGGCCGCCAGGGCCAGAAGGTTGGCAAGATTTCGTAGCAGTTTTCGGGAAACAGCCATTCTCGGAGCGTACTGCGTTTGTGGCTGATTGCTTTCCCGACACCATGCACCGGCTTCCCTAGATGGCCGCTGCTACTAGACAAATACGCCGTCCTAGGGCTACTACTACTACTACTAATGGTACAGCCGGCTCCGGCTTGGGTGTCGATCGTTTCGGGGCGCCGGTCATTGATCCGACTGAGAATGTTCTTGCCCTAGTTGATGCGGAATCAAGACGCCAAGATGGTTTACGTGACGCAGAAACTAGATACCAAAATGCCATGCGTTTAGCAGAAACGAAACGAATTGATGATCTTGCACAATTGCGATCGAAGAATGATGAACAGATTTCGGCTATACTCACAACCCAAGTCAAGACAACCTCCGAGTTGATTTCAACGCAGTTAGACAAAGTGACAACCAGCTTGTCAAATCAGATAACGACCCTGACGAAGGCAACCCAAGATCAAATCGCTGCGTTAACCAAGAGTTTCAATGATCAATTGACTGCGGTATCTTCTCCGCTTAATGAACGCCTAAATCGGGTTGAGCAGTTTCGTTATGAATACGCTGGTCGGGCTAGCGTTAGCGACCCAGCTACTTCGCAAGCCCTGGAAACCCTTACTAAAGCTGTTGTAAATTTACGAGCATCTGAAGATACAACGAAAGGTCATGTCGGTGGCCGGAGTGAGATGATCGCCTGGATGTTTGCGGCGGGTATGTTCTTCGTCGCCGTCGCTACAGCTATTGTTACTGCAATTCATCACTAGGAGAATTTCAAATGGCATCAGTTTCAAAGTCGGTTAGCGGAACCACGACAACCTTTACCGTCACCGATCAGGCGAACAACGCCGCGACGATGGTTGTGTCAGCAACCAACACCGGCCTCACAGTTCAATTCTCTGGCGCCGCGGTTTATAAGGACGCCGTGGCGCTCATGTCTCAGATGATGCTCCAGCTTCAAACCGGGGTCATTCCCGGCGCCGGGGCAGAGGGCCTAAATCCATGATGGTGTTTTATCGCCACTCCCCACCATACGATCAGGCTTGGACACTTGAAATCCGTCGGCACTTCTCTTGGTTCTCCCTAACTCGGCGCGGGGATAAGCGAAGCACCGGTCGACCAAAGTGGATGTTGTTTCTGCTCGGTTGGAATTTCCAATTTAGTTGAATCTGAACATGCAACTTCGGACAAAATTGCTCGGCGGCTCTGTTGGTCAGAGTATGCGACTGAACGAGGCGCATATTCGTGGGATCGGGGGAAGATTCCAGCCGACTAGCCTAGTCGAGCATCGAAATCCGCAGACCCGAGGTGATAGGACTGGGCGAAGGGTCCATTCAAAGCATCCTTCGTCGGCCCTGGTTGCCCACCGACTCGCTCGACGGGTGCGGCGCTGGTCAGCACGCCTGCTGCTTGCAGCACGGCGCGCAAGAGCATCAGATAAGCCCGCTTGGGTGCCCTCAGGAGAGATGATAACTCTCTTGGGGGCAACACCCAACTGATTATGCCATATTCAACCATTCAAAGTCTTCCGGCGAATGTTAAGGCAAAAATTAAAGATAAGACAAAACGCCGCCAATGGCTCCATGTTTGGAACTCTGAATATGACAAACACGGTGATGAGTCGCGAGCTTTCGCCAGCGCTTGGTCTGTTGTGCAGAAAGGTATTTCAATGACCGAGAATTTCAATTACTTTCTTCCGATTTCAAAGATTGACAAAGAAAAACGTACTGTTTCCGGCTACGCATCAACACCCGCGCTCGATTTCGACGGTGAGATTATTGCAATAGATGCTATTAAGAAAGCCCTTCCTGGGTATTGGGAATACCGTAATGTCCGCGAAATGCACTCCAACTCGGCAGTTGGTGTTGGTAAGGAAGCCAACATTGATGCAAAGGGTTTATTTCTTACTGCGAAGATTGTCGATGAAGCTGCGTGGCAAAAGTGTCTTGAAGGGGTCTATAAAGGATTCTCTATTGGTGGTCGGAAGCTCGCAAAAACGGGCAATACGATAACCGAGATTGAGTGGATCGAGACGTCTATTGTCGACCGCCCGGCGAACCCGGAGTGTAAGTTCGAGGTTCAAAAGTCGGCGAAAAATGCAGCGGCGTTTCTAGTAAAGTCGGATAGAAAGCCCTTTCGTGATCCGCAATCGCGCGCTCTTAGAAAGATGGCTCAGGTTGTCGAGACGTTAGCTAAGGCCGGCCCACCAGCGGCCCACGACGGTTTTAGTCTACCGGCTGGACCGGAGAAGGTCGCGTGCAAAGCCCACGGCGTTATGTATTGCAAAAAGTGCGCCAAGATGGCAGCTAAGCGAGACGTTGGTACGAGAGAACGTCAGAACCTGGCATCCCAAGGCAATGCGCTTCCAGGTGGTGGGTTTCCAATTAAGAATAAGAACGATCTTGATAATGCTCGCCAAGCTATCGGTCGGGCAAAAGACCCTAATGCTGCGCGGGCGCTAATCCGTCGCCGCGCCTCTGAACTTGGTGTTCAGCTTCCTGATAAATGGAAGAAGAAATTCGCCAAAGGTCTTATCGCCCAAGCTGAAGCCACGATTGACGTTGCTCAATTCGACTTGGTTAAATCCGAAAAGGTGTCAGCAGCGCCGTCCTTCCTGACCCTCGATGCTGATGATAGAGGCGGACTCTCGATTCCCTCTGTCGAGGGCGAGGTTGAATCAAGCCATGAGTTCGACCTTGGGCGTCCGGGGCCGTCTCGGAAGGACGGCAATGATTTTATGAAATTGCGTAACAATTCTGAGACTGGCGAAAGTGTTGAAGAAATTCTGATGCAAATCTATGGAAAGGGCGCGAATATGACGACGAAAGAAGTTGTTCCTGATGGTCTTAGCAAGGCCGTTTTAGACATGCTTAAGGCTGGTAAGCAGCCCTCACGGATGCAGCGACTCCAGATTGCCCGCGGTAACTTAAAGAAAGCTCGCGGACAGATGAAGGAATGCGAGGCGGCGATTAAGTCGGCTCATGGAATGCACAAGGCGGCGTATTTAGCAAAAGTGTCAAAAGCTGCTAAGAAGCCCGCTGAGCCGGATGCCGACGATTTCGACCATGCTGAAGCGATGAAGATGCTTCAGAAGGCATACGGGAATTTGACAACATTAAAGACGTTTGTCAAGGCAGCGAATATGCAGCTAAAGAAGGCTGCTGGGCGGTCTGGTCAGCGGGGTCAGGAAGTCTCTGACGGAGATTCGTTCTACGAGGTTCCACCGGGTATTAAGGATCTTTCGCCGGGGGATCTTGCGACGGCAGGGCCAGGTTCGACTGCGCGTGGGTCAGAGCCGCCGCTTCACTCCCTTGAAGCTCGCTTTCCGGGAAAGATGGCAAAACGTGGCTATGTATCAGCGACGGAAGCTGAAGCTCTAGTCCGAGCCGCGGCGGCTGAAGCGCGGGTCGATGTTCTCGAAAAACTCCCCGCTGGTCCTGTCAATGGGCGCCGGCCTGCGTTGTTCGACACGGCAAAGTTCGCCGGCGATGGAACCGCGAACAACCGCGGAATCCTCGGAGATGCCGACATTATGAAGGGCGTTAGTATCAATGCCCTTGCGTCTAATGACGAAGAGATTCGTAAAGCTGGTGTTGGGCGGCTAATCGGCAACATGATCGTCAACGGTAAGGGTCGGAATGTCTTCGACCCATCATTTCATGGAACGGTCGGCGGCTAATAGCCAAATCTGATTTTACTTTAACCTTATTCTTTTAAAGGACACATTCAAATGCCCGAGATGGTTCCTTTCACAGGCGACGGCGGGATTGGCAACGAGTTTGTCAGTGCGCTTCTAGCCAATGAGCGCTTCGGCGAATCTTTGATGAAGAAATTCGGTAGTGAATTTCTCTCAAAAGCCGATACAGTTTCACAGGCGACAAACCTCCTCTGGTACGACCTTAGCCAGGTTGTCCAGATGCTTTATCCGTATAGGGAATTGATTCCGCGAATTTCCCGACTCCCACGGGTTGGCGCTGACGGTGGCAATTCCTATCACTGGAAACGCATCGTTGCGATCAACACCAACGGTATCTCCTCTGGTGTGTCGGAAGGCAATCGCGGTGCGCGCATTGCTGTGTCCGAACAGGATATGGTCGCGGCGTTTAAGACACTCGGTTTAGAGTCAAGTGTGACGTTTGAGGCCCGACTCGGCGCGCGGAATCTAAACCCGGAGGCCCTCGGGATCAGCGTCCAATCAGCTCTTCGGTCGTTGATGATTGATGAAGAGAAGATCCTTATCAACGCAAATGCATCAGTCGGGCTCGGTACGACTCCGACGCCAACATTGACCGCCGGCGCGGTTACTGGGAAGACGGGAACGTTTACGGGGGCGATCTATGTCGCGTGCGTTGCTCTGACGGGCTTCGGCTTCCTGAACTACACCCCGTACAACGCAACGACGGGCCTCGGGGGCGTTCCAAACCAGTTTACGAAGATCAACGCCGACGGCTCAGCAGACACTTACGGGAATGGTTCTGCTCAACCGTCAGCCATTGCAACCGTAACTCCGACTGGTACTCAGTGCGCTACGGCGGCGGTTACTGTTGTCCCTGGAGCCCTGGCCTATGCATGGTTTGTCGGCTCCACTGCCGGATCGCCCTCGACAATGTACCTAGCCGGCCTTACGCCGTCGAATCAGGCGATCTTCACCAAAGTCCCTGCTTCGACGGGCCAACCCCTCTCGGCAGTTTA